CCTACACCCACACCAACTCCGAAACCTACTCCAACTCCAACACCAACTCCCACACCAACCCCAACTCCAACACCAACACCTACACCCACACCAACTCCGACACCTACTCCAACTCCAACACCAACCCCAACTCCAACTCCCACACCAACCCCAACTCCAACTCCCACACCAACCCCAACTCCAACTCCCACACCAACCCCAACTCCAACACCTACTCCCACACCAACCCCAACTCCCACACCAACTCCGACACCTACTCCAACACCAACACCAACTCCCACACCAACCCCAACTCCCACACCAACCCCGACACCTACTCCAACACCTACTCCCACACCAACTCCCACACCAACCCCGACACCTACTCCGACACCTACTCCAACACCTACTCCAACACCTACTCCAACACCAACTCCTACTCCAACACATAGAAGTATAAAGAAAGAAATATCAGATGAAAATGTATCCTCGACACCATTATATGATACACCCTCACCTAACAACAAAGGACCTTATTATGTTCCGTGGAAAGAGACTTCAATGGAAGCATATAACGAATATACACTAAGAAAGAGGTACAAACGAGATAGAAAATATATACCAGGAAGTACACTTGGAAATATACCAACTGATGATAAAAAATCAGATAAATGATATAAAAAATATATACTAAAAAAATATTTTATTGACATATATAAATATATTTGTTAATTGTTCTTACATGATAGATACTTTTTTTTGGTATATTATTACCACTGCACTTATAGTAGTAGTTTTTATTTTAATTTTTATAATTAAAAATTTATATGTTAAAAACAGTATATATGAAAATTGGATATTAGAAATAAAGGACGAAGTTGGAAAAACAAAAGCACAATTAAGTGATGTGGATTCACGAAATTTATTTGAGTCAGATGACGATGTTGGTGTGACCTTTTCATCTATAAACGAAATTATATCCGACCTAGATAAAAAAATAAACGAGGAATAGCAGTGGCATTAAAAAGAAAAAGAAAACCAAGAACCAAGAAAAACAAAATGTATTTTACTCAGGAAACTGAGGACGCAATAATTAAATATAATAACTCTGAAGATGTAATTGAAAGAAATAATATATATAATGATTTTATAAAATATCCATTTGAAAAATTGGCAGAAAACATATTAAATACATTTAAATTTTCGTACTTCCAATGTAGTCACGAAGAAGTTCAATTAGAAACGGTTAGTAATCTTGTAAGTAATATTCATAAATACAAACAAGAAAATGGAAAGGCATTTTCGTATTTTAGTATTATAGCAAAAAACTTTCTAATTTTATATAACAACGGAAACTATAAAAAATTTAAACGACACACCAGTGTAGATGATGATGAAAATGTATATGAACAAAAAGAACTTACTCATAACCCAAAGAGTGATATTAAAAAGAAAGAGTTAGATGAATTTATTTCATTAATGATTGATTATTGGGATGAAAATTTAGAAAGACATTTCAAAAAAGAACAGGACATCCGAATAGCAGCTGCGGTTATTGAAATTTTTAGGAAACGAGAGGGAATAGAAAATTTTAATAAAAAAGCATTATATCTCTACATCCGAGAAATGACAGATTGTAAAACTCAAAACATTACTAAAGTTGTTAACAAGATGAAGGATACACAATCTTCAATTTACAAAAAATATCTTAGTGAAGGTAAACTTGATTAGTTGATATTTTAAAAAAACATATATACATTTATATTTATGTATTATGGAATCTGACCCAGAAATATTTAACGGAAAAACATTTTCTTCACTTGCAAAAGATATATATTTTAATTCATCTCACAAGAAAGATCAAATTAATCAACTTATCAAAGATTTACACACAATGGTAAAAGATGTGGGGTCTGCCACAGTCATAGCACCTATGATAAAAGATTATCTAGATGTTGGTATAAAAAATGATGATCAGTTAGTAAAATTATCAGCAGTTCTTCAGAGGTTTTTATCTAACACCAATTCCTCGGATTCTTCTGAAGGAGGGGGTTTATTATCAGATTCTGAAAAAGAGGAACTATTAAACAATGTTAGAACTGAAATGGAATCTTCAAAGAAACAAGAAACCATTATTGATAAAGAACTTGAAATTCTTGAAGAGAATGTTGAAAATAAACTTAAAAATGGAAAATGAATTTTTGTAATGGCATATACAACATACATTAAAAAAAATTCAAAGAGAGAATTAAATAGCCAAACACTATCATCTCTAAGGAAGCAGAAGCTTGATAAACCAGACACAATTCAGTTTTATGAATACGAGCCTGCGGTAGTTCTTGATGTTATACGAGATGAAACTCATCCCATTTTTAAGAGTGGGAATACTCCCAAAATTGTTAAAACAGAATGGCCAACCAACTACGCCAATCCAGATAAACCCGATTATTCTTACATAGGTAGGATTAAAGCAAGACCCGTGTTTAGTAGTGAAAATGCTCCTACTGATGAATTAATATGGTTTATACCTATTGATCATAGTATCAAAGAATACCCACTGGTAAACGAAATGGTTATAATAGTAAAATATTTGGATAGTTGGTATTATCAAAGAAGAATAAACTCAAGAAACTTTATTAATAACTCGGCTGATTATAGATGGGAAACTAGATATGGTGGAATGGGACCACTGACAAAAAATAAAACCAATTCTTTAAAAAGAGCAAAAGTAAAATCCGACTTAGGTTCTGATATTAATATGCAAAATTCATATTTGGGAAATTATTTTAAGGCAAATGATTTAATACGACCACTGAAACACTATGAAGGTGATTTAATAATTGAAAGTAGATTCGGATCGAGTGTTAGGTTTGGTTGTTACGAAGATGATCCTGAGTTTGATGTGGGTACACTTGTAGGACACGGTGAACGATACGATGAAAATAGGGGAAACCCAAGTATTTTGATAAGAAATCGTCAACGACCTCTACAAAGACGAAACAATACAACGCAGGATGCAAACGATGAAGAAATATTCCAACACACTATCGAAGAGGATATTAATTCAGACGGTTCTTCTATTCATATAACTTCTGGTAAAACTTTGTCAAAATTTCAACATTCATTGGTAGGACCTCCTCCACCAAATACACAGGAAAAGAAAAAGAAAATTAAAAAAAACTTCGAGGGTTTATCAGGAATATCAAAATCTTCAGTTGGAACGGGTTCGATAAAATCGTCTTCTGAACCAACCGTTGATATGACAAGATCACAAAACCCAACAGATTCATCTGGTAATAAAAACTATGACACCACTGTATATCAACCCCAAAAAGAAACAGCAAAATATGCAGCTAAAAAAGACTTAGGAGGTGCAATGACAGCATCAATGAGTGCAGCTATGGGGTCATCTAATGGAAAGGCAGCCGGTAAAAGGTTTGAAAGTATGCCACAATCAACGGCAAAAAAAGTAATTGAAACACCTGACAATTCAACGGATTCAAGTTTCTTTTCAAATATAGGAAAAGGAAATTTTAACTTAAATTCTACATTCGAGAAGGGACTGGTATCGGCAACAAAATCAGGTATGTCTGCCGGTAAAAGTGCTTTACTTAAAACACCACAGGGTCAGGCGATATCAGCGGCTAACTCACTTGGTATGATGATACCTGGCGCAGAAGAAATGGGTATGACACCAGACGACAGCCCTATGTTTAAAATATTTAAGTTAGCATCATTTGGAATTCAATCAATATGCTCTGGACTCAAGAACAAACCCCAAAATTCAAAGACAGAAAATACACTTGGTTGGATGCTATCGATTGGTATAAATTTAGAACTTTTAAACCTACTTGCAAGTATATTTGCTAAGTTAAGAAATTTAAAATTTAATTTCGGAGCATTTGCAGGATTTGATTTGGATAATATTTTAAATGATTTGTGTGGTTGGATAAATCAAATTGAGTATGGTTCAAGTCTAACGGATACTTTAAAGGGTGAGGCTACTAAATTAATGGATGATAAGCAACTCACTTTATTTGCCGGAAATAAATATAAAAATGAAGGAACATACGATGCGTATGCACGTGGAAATCAAGATTTTGATTATCAATACAAGTCTATTTTAAGTGATCTTGGTTCACTTGGAGGATCGGCATCAAATTTTGGTCAAACTGACATTTCACTGCAAAAGGGAAACAATCAAGTAGCAACTATGTCATTTGACCCAATTTCAGGACTATATCGTGAATCAACTCCAACAAATGACACAGAAACTGAACAAACTTCTCCTACAACTGTTGCAAACACAGGAACGATTAAGTTCGAACCAGACACAAACGGAATATCTTTTAATGGCCAAACAACATCAAGTTCCCAACTTAATGATAATAAAACTTTTACAAACACAAACCCAACTTCTAACAACGCAGAATCAATACCATCTGCGAGCTTACCACTAAATCAACAACAAACTACACCAACAACTAATTCAAAGGACCAAACCGAATCAGTAAATAACTTTCATAGTGGTGAAGAAATAACAAGAGAATCACTAAAAGGAACTCATTTAGAAAATGCTGATCTTAATGCCGTATCTCTTCTACATCCTGACGATCTGAATGTTTTGAAGGATACGAAAAGTGTCAATAATGAAATTGAAAAAGCAAAAAAAGTAAAAGAAAATAATTTTAATAAAAACATGGATAAAGTTGAAGAAGAAGTTGAAAAGGAGGCAGGTAACGGAAATGTTATGTTCGGAAACCCAATTTCAAGACTTGACGGTAATCAGGTGGTTATCAATTCAGAGAGATTAATTTTATCCGCAAAGACAAAAGAATTAATTTTATATGGAAAGGGAAAGTTCGGATTATCAACTGATAACGAATTTACAATAAATGCAGTTCAACGACTTGTTACTGTTACTGCTACTCACACATCAATGGTATCTCCGACTATTCATCTCGGTGAATACTTAACATTTAGACATCCAGTATTAAAAGGTGATGTGGCAGTGGCATGGTTATCAGGATTATGCGGTTGGTTATCAGGTCATGTACACAACGATCCATATATTACTACATCAAAGCCTGCCCAACAAGGACAATTGGCAGGTTTACGGGCAAGATTGCCAACATTATTAAGTACCAGAGTATTTATAGCTGGGTAAATATATATATGAAAGGAAAAAATGAAAAAGAGTGAACTTATAGAAGTTATTAGAAAAGCAGTGAGATTAGAATTAAGTGAATCACTTCCCAAGATAATTGGTGAAGTTGTAAAAAAAATTGATAACACCAATACTGATCCTGTAAGTATAACGAAGAAGGTTTTAAAAAGAGAAGCATCGGTAACAAGTAACAAAAAACCATTAAAGACTTTATCTAAAAACCCACTTTTAAATCAAGCACTTAATGAAACTATTGGTGGAGTTCCACACGAAGGAAACTTAGTTTCTGGGTACGAAGAAGCAAACCAAATTACTGATTTCAACGGGAACACCCATTCAGTTTCTGAACTACCTGATCATGTGTCAAGTGCCTTAAATAGAGATTATAGTGATCTTATAAAAGCAGTAAACAAAAAGAAAGGAGTAAACACACTTGGCAAATGAAGTACCAGTCGGCATAACCATTCCATATACACGGGGTGAACAAGATGGTTTTTTTAAGCAAACTTATTCTTTGCTTGAAAGAGCAAAAACAAATCTATCCTTTTTATTACTAACATCAAAAGGGGAGAGACCAATGATGCCTACATATGGCAGTGACCTTAGATCAATTATATTTAGTCCCAATACAGAAGATTTTTTAGATGAAATTATAGAAGATGCAATAAAAGATGCTTCTGAAATATGGATGCCGGAAGTTATCATAGAGAATGTAAAAACCGATAGAGACTTGGAAAATAATCCATATACCGCATCAATAGAAATAACTTTTTCAATAAGCATAATACCAGACTCAGAACAAACAATTAACATTATCGTGGAAGTGTAGAAATGGATAATAATTTAACAAATGCAAGAGATATTAATTATCTAAGTAAAGATTTTGATTCATTCAAATCCAATTTAGTTGAATACGTAAAAAATTACTTTCCAGGTACATACAAGGATTTCAGTGAAAATTCTACTGGAATGATGTTTATTGAACTGGCCAGTTATGTTGGAGATGTATTATCTTACTACATTGATTATCAATTTAAAGAAGGATTTATGCAATATGCAAGTGAGAGAAAAAATGTAGTTGCACTTGCAAATTATTTAGGATACAAAACAAAACCGGTTACATCCGCAACCACACAACTTGATATAATGCATTTAGTTCCGTCAAAGATAGATGAGTCTGGTAGAAATGTACCTGATATGAAATATGCCCTTAACATACAAGAGGGGATGCAAATTCTATCAAACTCCGATTCCAATGTTGCCTTTAGAACAACAGACACAATAAACTTTGCAGACAAATCAACAACAAATCCAACTAAAATACAAGTATTTCAACGAGATGCAAACGGCCAACCCACTTTTTATTTGTTAAAAAAATCAGTAAGTGCATCAGCAGGACAATTAATGACAATTGAAGTAAGTGTCGGTGAGGCTGAAGAGTTTTTTGAAATAGAACTACCTGAAAAAAATGTTTTAGAAATATTATCATGCACGGACTCAATGGGCAATAAATGGTACGAAGTGCCTTATTTATCACAAGACTTAGTTTTAATTGACGAACCAAATTCTGAAAAATACAATCCAATAACAAGTCAATATTCCGCAAATGTACCATATGTATTGAGATATGTAAAAACATCAAGGAGGTTTACATTGCTAGTAAATTCTGACAATACAACCACTCTTGAATTTGGACAGGGACGGGATAGATTGGACGATGAAATAATTTCTCCATCATTAAATAATGTAGGAAAATATATTGATACAATAAGAGGATTTGATATCCCATATGATCCATCTAATTTCTTAAAAACAGACTCATATGGGTCTACTCCGTCAAATACTGTATTAACAATACAATATTACGTAGGTGGTGGGTTTAGTTCTAATGTAAAATCAAATACATTGACAAATATATCCACAGTAAGATATTCAGATATGGATACATTCCTTAACGACTCGGAACAAGCAATCTTAGATAATATTAAAAATAGTTTGCAAGTTGTAAATCCAGATCCAGCACTGGGTGGTAGAGATGAAGAAACAACTGATGAAATAAGAATAAAAGGTTTGGCAACATTTTCTTCACAAAATCGTGCAGTTACACGTGATGATTATGTAATTAGAGCATATTCAATGCCGTCAAAGTATGGAAGTATAGCAAAGGCATTTGTAACTAAAGATGGAATTTTGGATGTAAAATCACAACTTGATGTAATTAAAATGACAAATGAAATAGATAATACTATTTCTCCTGACGGATTAAATTCAGTTTATGGTGAAATTAACAATCCGTTTGCTATAAATTTATACATACTTAGTTATGACGAAAATAAAAAACTCATAAGACCAAATGAGTTGGTCTATAAAAATTTAAAATCTTACATATCACAATATAGGTTATTAACAGACGGTGTCAACATCACTAATGCCTTTATCATAAATATTGGCATTGAGTTTGAGATTTCTGTTTTAAATAATTTTAATAAGAAGGATGTGTTAAAAGAAACTATCGAATCTTTACAAAGTTATTTTTCAATTGACAGATGGCAAATATCTCAACCAATTGAAATTGGAAGTGTTGAGCTAGAGATATCAAAAGTAAATGGAGTCCGTTCTATTTCTTCATTTCTGATTAAAAACTTGACTATCAAGGATGGAGACTATTCTGAAAACGAATATGATATAGACGGTGCTACTATAAATAAGACATTGTATCCATCAATGGACCCATCTATTTTTGAATTAAAATATCCAAATAAAGATATAATAGGGAGGGTAGTTTAGTGAATTTTTTTATTTATCCAGAAAAAGATACTACAATATATAAGCAAAAAAAACTTAGACTATTAAATTCTGGTATTGACGAAGTAATTGAACTTACAAATCTGTTTGACGAAGCAACTGGTCATGATGTAAGTAGAATTTTATTAAAGTTTAATTTAGAGAACATTACTAAACAAGATTTTAATTTAAAAAGTGCAAAATATATTTTAAATTTAAAAATAATGTCTTCATCCGAATTAGAAGAACACGACATAATATCAGCATACCCTCTTAAAAAATCATGGGTGGAGGGTGTAGGTAGATTTATACCTTCATCCGATGCAAAAAAATATAGCAAAGGTGCAAACTGGAAATACACAGATGGGGAAGAAGAAATGTGGGTAAGTGGGTCTCATTACGATTCATCTGGTGGGGGTGATTGGTACGACTCAACTATATGTGTTGATACAGACGGAGAACCGACAAAAATTAATTGCCTTTACCAATTTCAGAAAAATTTCTCGGATGTAAAGATTGACATTACCAAAATAATAAATTTCTATTTAGAGGGCAATATACCAAACCACGGAATCATAATAAAATTTGAAAATGAATCAACCTCGGGAAGTGGAAATGTAAAATTTTATTCAAGTGATACAAATACAATTTATTCACCTTTCATTCAAATTAAGTACACTGATTTTATTTTTGATCCATGTAAACAAGTTACCTTTAAAAAAATAATTTGTACCAAAGAACCAACCCCAACCCCCACTCCAACCTTTTCGTCTGGTACAATTTGCTCAGGAACCATAAACTCGGGTACATTGTGCTCCGGAACACTTTACTCAGGTACAATTGACTCAGGTGTATTAGAGTCAGGTTCATACAATTCAGGAACCGTTGAAGAAACTGATGAATTTGTTGAAAATACAATTTTCAACGAAGATAGTGTAAAAAAAGAAGAACTCGGTTATGATATGGAAAATCTTATTTTCACGGAGTGTCATTTAGATGAAAATATAAGTAATTCTCCAACGGACTATGAAATCGAATCGATAACTCATCCAAACACACTAAAGCAGGTTTACGGGTCGGACCTAATACCAACCATAAAAAGACTTAAAAAAGAATATAGATCTTTTTCTAGAGAAAGAATTTCTGTGGGGTTGCGTGAAAAATATCCACAAAAATCATTTTCAAGCAAATCAGATTATTCGTCAAGTAATTTTACAACTGACACACTAAAGTATTCAGTTAGAGATGCAGAAACAGAAGAAACACTAATTGAATTTGATGAGTATTCTAAAATCAGTTGTGATTCAGAAGGACATTTTTTTAATTTTGACTTTAGTTGCCTTGCGACTGGTAGAGTATATAAGTTCTTAATTCTAATTGAGTCTGAGTATGGCGATTTTTTACACGAAGATAAACGAAGATTTATTGTAAGGGTCTAGTAATATGAATAACTTTCCATCGTATCTATCCAAAAACAAATTTAACCAAGAACAACTTTCTGATTTATTAAGTACCGGAAAACTTAATAACAATCGTGACAATTTTGGAAATATCATTCTCAAAACTGAAGAAATATCCGAAGATTCGTTGATAAGTGACTATATTTTAACAGTTCCTATTGGTAAAAAAAAATTAATAAAAGAACAAGTAGAAACATTTTACGACACATCAATTAGTGAATTTCAAACAATCGTGGATAATCCTGATTTAGATTCTGGTATTACTACAACAGAGGATATAACTTTACTGGAAGAAGTTGACGAGGAACTAGATGAACAAAAACTTTTACAGGCTCAGATAGATGAACTCTCGGAAAGACTTGACGAGGAAATGCAAAAATCGGTTAAATTTACAGAGGATGCAAATGAAACCTATAGAGCATCACGGGATATTATTATTAGTCAGAGAATATCTGCTGGTGAGGGAAATTCACCAAATGATTTTAGTGATGTGTTTCCTTTTCTACCACTTACAGAACAACAAAAGAACGAGGAACCAGACATCGAAACGTTTCCATTTTCATCATAATTAAATCATGCCACAATACATAAAACACATTGATAATGTAACTAACGATGATGATTTTTCACGTGGGTACCCAGTTGACGCCGATCAATTTGATACAATTTACTCGGACGACACAGAAAAAGCAGTTGTAGGTAATTCTCTAAGAGATTATATAAAAGTACATATATACGATTACTCAGGTGAAAATTTACTCGGCACTACATTTGTTGAAACTACACCAACTTATGATATTAAAAACTATTACTTCACAGACTACAATAAGGAAACACGCAGTGGTACGGTAAAGATTCTTGATAATATATTTCCACAAATTGATGAAAATATTATAGTATCCCCAACAACTGAATTAGAAAAATTAAATTTATCTCCGGGATCATATAAATTAGTTTTTTCTTTTAGAAGTGATGTAATTGGCTCTTACGATGAATTATCAAGTAGTCTTGTAATCGCAGAGGTGTCGGCATCCCGCACAGAAATAAAAGTACAACCGGAATGTTTAAAAAACTCTATTAGAGCAAACGATGTTGCAATTAATAATGACTACCAGCATTTTATAAGTCGTCAAATAATCATTGCCCATAATTTTAAAAAAATAAATAAATTGCATACACAAAATATTTCAAGATTATTTGGTAATACTAATTTAGATTTTAATCAAGATGTCAAAAGTTTATTTGATGATTATGAAGAAATAATAAAAGTTGTATTCAAAAAAATATTAGGACAAAATTACGAGAATAATAGTCCATCCAATTTTAATACATTGTTTGGTATTATAGGTGATTTGCAAGAGAAAATATCAGAATTATATAACAATATTTTACTTGTAAACTATAACAATGCGTTTTCCAAGAATCAATTTATAGCAGAGTACAATCGTTGTATTCAATTCGTAATAAGTGAAGAATACCGCATAAGTTCGTTTATTGAGAATGAGGATGTTTCATTATTTTTTAATTCAATTCTATTCTATCTATTTAATACTCAATTGTTAGATGAAATGTTTTATGATATATTTGATTCGTATTTTCTTGGATTGTTTGACTTGAACACAGAAGAGCAATTTCATATTTTAAAGTATGAAAGATTTTCTCAAATTATAAGTGACCCGATAAAACATGAATCTATTATATTAAAACTATCAAAACCGTTGCCTCCAAATGTATCGGTGGGTCAAAAATTTAAAATATACAGAAGTATCTCGGACGATATTATAGAAAATGCGATTTTTACAGAACCTCAAGTATCTCTAACATATAAACTAAGAGGACCACTAACTGAAAATTATATATCAAAATCAGGAACAAAAAAATATACAGCAGAAGATTTAGAAAAAACTGATCAACTTACAAATAGCATAGTTAAATACTTTAATAAAATTTCAAACAATATACCTGTAAAGGTTGATTATAGTGATTTTTCTAAGTTTGTAAAATTTTCCTCTGCCAAGAAAAAAATTGATGCGTTTCTGGTAAAAATGGGAAAAATTTCGGCATTATATTGGGCTAAAGTAGAATTACAAAATAAAATCTTTACTATAAATTCAAGAAACGAAAAAGGTATTATAAGTGACAAAATAAGAAATGATTCTATTGATATTTTAAACAACTTTGATATTTCAGAAGTTGATAAAAAGATCACAGATATAATTGTTAATTTTACAGATTATGATGCGTACTTATTTAAAGTAGATTCTGATTATGCTTGGCCTCGCACTAAAAATATTCAAGTTTATTTGTCTGAAAAAAAAGATAATACTTTTTTAAATGGGTTTGAAGGAGTATATTATGAAATTGGATTATTTAATGAACACCCAACATTTGAACATCAGGCTGGTTTGTTTTACATTTATTATGATAATGAAAACTATATCTTAACAAACACAAAAAATCAAAAAAAAGATAAGTTTTTGATAATTGGAAATTCTTTTCTAAATAAAAAGATAATAACAAACAATGAAAACAGTAATGGATTTGATATAAATTTAAAAATGCAATTTAAAAAAGAACTTGTACTTGAGAACGAAAATAAAAAGTATGAAGCACCTATATATATGCCAAAAAAAGTATCCGAATTTAATCAACAAGATTCGTATTTTTGGTATATGGACATTTCCGAAAAAGCAACTCTTTACGATAAAAAAAATGATGATAATTTAAAAAATAACATACCTGAATTTTTGATAAGAGATGAATCCAATCAAGACTTTATTGAATTTCTAAATTTAATAGGTAATCATTTTGATATTTTATATATCTACATAGAAAACATGGGAGCAAACCTAATTCCAAGAAATGATGAAACAAAGGGAATACCAAATCAACTTGTTACATTTTTACTTGACTCACTTGGAATTACATTTGCTGGCAATGACACAAATGGAGAAGACCAAACACCTTCTTATCCAAGTGAATTTATATCTTTATCCCGTAGAAAAGAAATAATATATCGAAGGATATTAAACAACTTACCTCATATTTTAAAGTCATCTGGTACAGAAAAATCACTAAATGCTCTGTTACGATGTTATGGTGTACCTGATTATCTTTTTAAAGTAAAAGAGTTTGGTGGGGTCAAGTATACAACTGACTCAGATGAAGATTCTGTTTTTTCATTTGATACATTTAATTATTATCTAGAATTTGATAAAGATAATCAGTTTTTAAGCATACCTTGGTATTCAGACTCTTACAAATCGACTTCACTTGAATTTTCGGTCAAAATTGACGGAACATACTCAAGTAAATCGTTTATAAGTGATGATTCTTTGATTGAATACAAAGTTTCAAATGAAACGGGTATTGTTGATGGTGATGTGGGTATAACATCATCTAATTGGATATATTTGGGTAATATTTATTTCAAAAGAGAGAATGTTGTGTCCAGAGAACCATATGCAGTTGATGTATTTGGTCCAGGAGGCACAATGCTTGGTCACATTACATTAACCGGTATTGGTGTTCCAAGTAAACTAAATTATATACCAGAGAGAGGATCATACAAAGACATATTATTGGTTGGTGATATTATTGATAACCAATGCTTTTTAAGTGAAGAATCGTTAGATATAAATTTCTGCAACACAGATTCCTTGCAAAAAAACGGTTGGATAATAGGTGCTGATGTTGCAATACGACGTGGTGAAGAATGCTTTGGGTACTTTTATATAATGCTAAATAATGAAAAAACCTATATAAAAGACGAAAACAATGAAAATCCATTATTAATAAACAATTCAGGTTTTTATCATTTTCTTGTAAATAAAATTGAAAATGAAAATAAGAATGAAAGTTTTTTGGATATTAATATAAAAAAAGTGGCTGATGGTGAAGAAGTTCTTAAAATTAATAAGATTATACCATTAAACTCCGAGTTATCTGATCAATTTACGAAACAGGATGAGTTATTTTTTGGTAACAATATTAGTAGTAATTTTAGAGGGTGTGTTGATAAAATAAGAATATACGATCAACCGATTGAAGAATCTAGATTTCTAAATCACATATTGTATAGTCATGGATATGATATTGACGAACCATCGGCATTACGTGACTCCTTGATAGTAAAAGTAAACTTTGATTACCCACTAGACCTTGAAGGAAATTTTGGTGAATCATACGGACAACTTGAGAATAATGTTTTTAGAGAAGATGTCCCTTTGTATATTAAATGTCACAATTTTACAAAAAAAGAATTTCCATATAATTTTTCAGGTGAAAATAAAAGACACTATGCTAAATTACCGAGGTTTGGTTCTCAAACATTTAATAATAATAAAATAAGAGTTGAATCACAAAAAATAGTAGGACCCTTATCTCCGGTTAGACGATCAACAGAAAAGTCTCTCGACAGAAAGGCAGTTGATACAAATACACTCGGTGTATACTTTAGTCCAACGGATTTAATAAATACGGAGATTATTAGATTTTTTGGAAACTTCCAATTAGCAGATTATATAGGTGACCCTTCTGATTTATATGAGAGTGAATATAAAAGATTCACAGCTTTTAGAAAAGTATTTTTTAAAGAAGGTTTTGGTAAAATTGACTGGTCTTATTACTTAAATCTTATTAAATCTTATGTAGATTCTTCTTTGTTTGAAAACGTGGAGAAAATTGTACCGGCAAGAACAAGACTAATTTCTGGTTTACTTGTAGAACAATCTCTTCTCGAAAGAAATAAACTTAAAAGTATACGAATAAATACTAAACTTACATCTGAACTAAAAAGGAAAACAGATGAAGAAATTGTAATTGCAAATGATGAAGTGGGTTTATCAGAAATAAATAAAGTAGAAGATGATAAAATAGTTAGACTTGAAAGTTTGAATTTCAAAGGGTGGGATAGAAATAAAAACATTGCTAAATTTTCTAATCTACAAGGAGGAATAAAAGCAAATCAATCAGATTCGGTTATTTGTTTCAACTCAATCATTCCAAGAATACAACACACTCATTTAGAAAATAACTTAACAGAAAAATATAACTTTACTGGTAATAGTATAGGAAGTATATTAGACGAAAAACTTTATTATGTTTATTCAAAATATGGAGTTTTCCATGATAATGGCAATTTATATAAAGTAGAAGAATATAATCAAAATTTAAGTTACAAAAATACTTTTTTAAATCTTGACACAGACGATGAAAAATATGCCCTTGATATTATTATTTCAATAACAGACTTTAAAATCGGTGAAACTTTAGTTAATTACTTTTGCTTGGCAAACGGTCAATACAATATATACGGAAGTGTTAATTCTTACCAAGCATTTACAAATAAATCTTTTACCTGGTTTATATATTTTAGTAATATAAAGAATAAGTGGGTGTTAATAAATAAAAATCCTTTATTATATAAAGAAGAACTTGGACTACTCACTCCTACTGATAATTTATTTTGGGTATGCTCTAATAATTTTAATTGTCGTGATTCCAAATACCCATGCGAATTCTCTGGAAATAAAAATCAAAAAACTGCATATTTTCCCGATGAGTTTGCAGGATCCCGTGGTAGTGATTCAATAGTCTCTTCTGGACAATTACCAAAAACAATTATTGGTAACGATAGAATGTTGTTTATAGATACTTACGGTGCACCAAATGACGAAGGTAGGGTTGTGGGTAAGGTAAATTGTGAGATATACGGAAGTTTTTCTGGTAAGTTTAAAGAATATACCGAAATTGAAGGCAATATAATAGTACAACCCTCTTCGGGTTTTTATGAAGTGGAAGATTATGTTTTTCCTAAAATAAAAAAACAAAGACATTTGTTTTTGGATGGAAAGTTTACAGGTGTTTTAAAGAACGGAACAGTTGGTTCATCTGACTATGAATTTAGAATAATAGGATCACTAAATGGTGAAAAGTTTTATGACTGTAAAAATCCTTGGAGGAATCCTTTCGATGAAGATAATAAAACAATATTGGATATAAACGAGATTGTATCTGATAATGATACTAACTTTACTTCATTATCTAATAATACTAAAGAACTTGTTTCAAAAGAATTTTCTTCATATAATTTAGTAAAAATACCAACTGAAATCAAAAAGAAGTCATTTGATAGTGTAAAATACGGAACAGACACAATACCGTATGACTCGTTCCGTGTGATAAATTCCTCACAACTTGCATATAAAGGTCAATACGATATATCAGGAATGTATTCATATTCCTTACACCACAAAACAATCGATAGATTTAATTACCCAACTTTACTAAATTACAAAATTTCTATTGATGTGGATATAGTTTCAAATAAAATCTTTGAACTTGATATATTATGTAGTTCAACTCAATCAAACTTAGATTATTATTCGGCTTATGTTTACAATGCAAACGAGTCCAAGAATAATTCCATAAGTTTTCAGGTTAAAAGAAATTTAAACAATAATTACGAGGTAGACCTTTTAGAGTCGGGATTAAATTTTAAAGAGAATAAAATTTATCAGTATTATGGAGATGTTGACTCTATTGATGATCAAGATTCTATATACAAATTTTCTAATTTTCAATCAACTGATTCGTTAACCTATAATGATATTATAAACGGAATTTATGAAAAAAACTATGAAGAAATAGTGTATAATGATCTATTGATAGAAAAACTTAAAAATAATAACAACAGAAAAAAATGTCTTATAATAAGCACACTAGATGGTATTCAGACATTAATAATGATTGCATATTTAGATAATAAAGAGACATTTAGATTAGAGGGGTTAAGTGAAGATTACTCAAAAAACTCTCAACAATGTAGAATATCAAGTTCACCTCTTGATAAAACAAATAGAAACTATTATACAAGAGATGACGAGAGAGTAGAGTGGTCCGTAAATCCGATTCGTGGTTTTGGGGGTCTTTTACCTACTGATAAGTTGACAATCAAGTCAATAGTTGGTAGCAACAGAACGATGTATGACTCTGGTATAATCTCATATGACCTAGATAAAACGGAGAGAATAATTTTTACAAATGATACAATCAATGATTTAATTGAAATAAAGACTGAGAACGATATGATGGAATATCAAATAGATATTCTGACTTTCAACAAAGACTTGACATATAATCAAACAAATAATTTTTCTAATTATTTTTCTGTAATTCCTAAAAATGAATATGACTCCATAACAGTATCTGGGTTTGACGGAAATTTAGATCGTTGTAATGGGGACTATGTGACACTTGGGCAATTCAATGGTAAACCGTTGTATGTAAATGAATATGACGAAAACAAACAATTAAGAATAAATACTTTTTCTGACATAAAATCATTTAAACAACCAACTGATGTTTTGTGGACTGGTAGGAAAATAAATTACATATTTTGGAGTCACATAAACCAGAGATGGATTCTATTACATTCAAACAATTATAGAATAATTTTCGATAAAGAAGAATCGGTCTATGTAAAAAATAACGAAAAAAACTACCATGATATTTTTTGGATTTATGGAAATGAAGATGGTGAAGTAAGATTTTTTAATACTGAAATTGGAGGAGACTTTGCTTACGTTCAAGAAAGTCTCACATCACTCGATACCTCACAGTTGGTACAATACGATGAGGACGAGTATCTAAAAATTTATTCTAAATCCCAAAATGATTTTGATACAACAGATTTCGGAAACACATATATTTTTAGAGATACAAATAAAATTAAATTATTTGGTTTTTCTGGTGAATTAATATATGCAAATGGTTTATATCAAGAGAACCGACTTACATCAGGAAAAAAACCCGCTTACTACAATGGACGTGGTTGGCATTTATTCTATAATGAAAAACTTTTTTCGTGGATGCTTGTGCAACAAAATAATCTAATTTCTGTTCTAAATAAAAATTTAAATGAAAAATATACAAAACTTAACCTTACAGAGTATTACGAAGACGAAAATAGTCCGACCAATTGGATAATAAATATGTCAAATTCTTTTGATTTTTCTTTAAACGAAAATAATTCATTTACAACTAATCAAAATACAAATTTTATGTTTAAAGTTGGTGGAGAATATTATGAAAAAAGTGCAAGTTTATCTTCACAAATCAGACAGAGTGGATATGCTTATATTCCAAACTTAGAATCAAAAAGTAAATTAACTTACAAAGCATCTGTTTCACATTTTAAAAGTAATTTAAACGATTCTGTATTTGTTGATTTGTTTTCTCAAGAAAATCAAAAAGCAATTGGTAATAAATTTGTGATAATTCCTAATAAAAATCATTTTGATAGGTTTGAAACAGATATATCTGCTATGGACATAGATAGATTGGCATGGGTAGTGAAAGTATCTAGAAAACGACCAAAAATGCCACCTGGTAAAATGTATGAACTAAATACAAATGCAGACATTTTGGTGAAGATAAATATATCACAGGATGACACCAATCAGTTATCTGTGTCCGAGGTAGTTGATAACAAAAAATTTATATCAAGTATTCCATCACCATTTGGTATTTATACAAAATATGAATCAAGTGCAGATGGTGATGTAGAAATTTATTTTTACAATGAAAAAACCGGGTATAAGATATACGAAACACTGGACAACAAAACTCAAAATAAAATTTGGAAAATTGAATTTAAAACGAGTCCAAATATTTATTTTTTCACAAAATCACCAAGTTTAGAAGTAGAGACAATACAAATTAAATTAGGGTATGCAAAAAAGAGTGCATTAGAAGATCCTGAAAATAAAAAAATTAATTGTGATGAGTATAACCAAAACTTAGATTACATATTTACAAAAGAAGGTGTTGGAAATGTATTTTATGCTGAACTAGATGAAAACGAACATAATTATCCAAATATATTTCTTACACAAAATAATATTTTTGATACTAATAACAAAGAGATAAAATATATAAGATGGGGACATTTCTATGATTCAGATGTATCTGATGATTGTTATGACCTATCACTATACCCAAAGTGTTATTACAATATAATTAATAATAGTGTAAACAAAAATGGACAAATTTCCTATTGTAATATACTTGATAAAGGAACTTATACGAACGGAATTGGGACCGAACTTGTTTTATCAATAAATTCAAATAGTGATATAAATAGTAGATTCGTTGGTGATTATAGACAAGTTTCATTTAGAGAATATAAACTATTTGTAAAGATAGATGATCCAAATAAGTTTATAGTTGAAATATCAAATAAATCACAAAACAAAACAATTGAAATATATTTAGTTTCGGAAAAAAAGGAAAATGATTCTTATGAGTTGACTATTGATGATCTAAAAACAAGTCAATCTAAAAGTCCACTTAAAACATTTGTTTCTGCCCGATCACTTAACAAATCAGTTTTGGGTAAATCAAAAAAGTTTATTAGGCAATTGTATATACCATTTCCTGGTGAGTATAGACTGCGTAACGATTGGAGTGAGGTTGCCGTTGTAGAGATAATAAGTTCTTCAAGTTTATTGGTCAAAAATTGCAGTATTCAATCTGCAAATGGTGCATACACTTCTTCTGGTACACTAGATAATAATGATGACTTTATGATATTTTCAAACTCCAATAATTGGGTTTTTAAATATATAAAAAGTGGTGAATCCGAGGGTTGGATATTATCTGACAAGCATGATACAATGTCGGATTACACATTTGAAAATATTAGAAGATATAGAAACAATGAACTTACAAGTTATGATTCATTTCTAGGAATTTTTTACAGATTTAAAAACAATTTAGCAGAAAATGAAGAATTTTCCGGTGCGAATGAGAGTCAGTTACTAAGTTCTAGTTCTAGGGCAGTTGATGCTTTAACAAACTATGTAAATTTAGATAATTCCGACTATCTAACGATTAATTATAAACTAAGACTAGGTGAGTTTAATAATATAGGAACTAAATCTGAGATTGAAAACGAAATTTTTGAACTAAATGATCTAAAAACAGAAAATATTGATTATGATGAAATTGAGTGTAATTACGAATTAAGTAATTCCTCAACACAAAATATTAATTTCGTTCCTAATGTTTCTAAAATTACTGGTGTAGAACAGGATATAATTAAATCGACAATTAATAATTCTTATGAATTTAATATAACTCCGATTTCGTCTGAACAGACAAATAACTATTATTCATATTTACCATTATCCATTACCCACGATGTAAATTTATATAAAGCATTTAATGAACATATACACGGAAGAATAAATTTAACATACAATGGAAAATCTTGTTATGAAGACGGTGTTGAAGTAGCAGGAGTAAAAATTCAACTTAGTGCTCCTGGATTGGGTGACGATAATCTAAAATTAGAACCTTTACATTTTCCAGATTGTAACGAAGAGTGTAAACTTACAAACGAAGATATCAGAATTCCCATAAATAGTGAGCAAAAAACAAATACAAGATTTACCTATTTAATTGATGACTTTGAAAACGATATAGGAATTGATAGTATAAATTATACACTTAGGTTGGAAGTAAGTGCAAAACAAAAGAATGTTGTTGAGTTTGTAAACGTTCATAAAAAAAGATTTTCAAAATACTTTAATTACAATTTCATAGACTTTTACGATAGTGCAAAGGATATTACACTTGATCATTTAGAAATTGAATATAATACACCAAGTACATTTACATATGAAACTTTACGACCTTATTCAATATGTGATTTAATAAAAATTGGAAAACATAATAATATTATAGAAAACGGAGTAAATTACTACAATAAAAGTAGATTTAGAAGAAATATAAAGGGTACTGGAAAAAATACAATGTTTACTACAATTGATAACAGTGGATATGTAAACTATACCTCGCCGATAATAAGAACTCACACTACACGGGGTCAAAGTGATTCTTACGATAGTTTTTGGTCAATTGAAGATGTACCTGCAATTATTTTCTCGGATAATAATAAGGCCGAAGACGCAAAAGTAATACCTATATCAGCTGATAAATTAAAAACACTAGAATTCTCATATACATTTGAATCGTTTGAAACAATTACCCCAACACCAACACCCTCCCCAACACCAACCACAACACCTTCATCAACTGGTAACACAACTCCGACACCTTCACTAGAGATAAACCCAACACCTACATCTACATTAGGTGATAATTCAACACCAACACCAACTTCTCACCACAACGATGATCTTAATACTCCAAGTCCGTCTCCTTCTTAAATATTTATACAATGGATAACAAATACAAAATTAAAGATGAATCTCAAAATAAAAGAGATGCAATATTGTACAACGGAACAATTGAATCGGGTGGTCAGGAAAGAAACTATAAGAACATTGTAAGACTGCCAAACGATGTAGTTGAAAATGAAAATAATAATAATAATTATATAAAAGTAGAGGGTAATGATTTTGAAACAAATTCTTTGACTATATCATGTTGGATAAAATTGCTCGGTACTTCTTTGCCTTCGGCTGATATTGTAACACACACAAATGAGTCTGATCAAAAATTTGGACTTATTGTTAATCCAAACGGAAATGAAAATGGTGTTGGTTATGTATGGGGAATGGCAACAGAAGAAACTGATTATGATTTTGGTATTACACTTGAGAAGGAAAAGTGGACACATATTGTTTTAGTTATTTATAGGTCAGGAATATCTAGGTTGTTCGTTAATGGAACATACGAGGCAACACATGACACAGGATTTATCCGCAAAAAAGAATCTTTTAGTAATATAGAAATAGGAAGGTTTTGTGGGTTAATAGATAATGTTAAATGCTTTTCGGATACACTAGACTTTGGTAATGTAAAGTTAAAAGAGAATGCACACGATGATGTCTTGTTTCTATACAAAGAATCTCAATCAGAATTTGAAATAAAAGTAGCCGAAGATTCAGAATATATAAAAAGATTAAATAAGAATTATATTATTTCAAACGATGGACTTAAAGTAAAATATAAACAGAGTGATGATTTTGTTAAAGCACATACATCTTATGTTAATAACACAATTAGAGTTGCAATGGAAGAAGGTGAGCATATAAATAAAATTATAAGTGAACAGGATACAGAAATACAAGATTCACAAAAATATTCAATAATTGGTGGTCCAAACGATGGCATGAAAAAACTCGCAACTGGAAATTTTAGAACATTACCTGGTGAAATAACTTCGGAATGATTACGAATAGTAATACAAAAAATAAAATATATAAATATTTATTCATAGTAAATCTACTTTATTTAATATATATATAAAATGTTATGGGATACTTAAACAACGAAACAATTACAGTTCATGCGGTTTTAACAAGAAGAGGTAGAGAATTACTTGCTTCTGAAAACGGATTAAATATTACAAGTTTTGCACTTGCTGATGACGAAATAGATTATACTTTGTATGATCCAAATCATCCAGATGGGTCCCAATACTATGATGCGGCTCTACGAAGTATGCCGGTATTTGAACCACTGACTGACGAAACTCAGTCTTTAAAATATAAATTAGTTACTTTACCAACCGGTACGCAAAAAATACCAACAATTGAGTTGGGGCAACAAGATATAGTTTTAAGTAAAAATTACCAAGGAATTGTAACAATATCACCAAAAACAGAACCAGTGTATAATACCACATTAGGTTATACTGCGGTACTATCAAATAATTCAGTTGGAACACTTGAGGGTGAAGGTGTATCAGCAAGTGCAGCTTCTTCTGCATCATTATTTTTAGGTGATACCTCAAGTGAAAGAGCAATAACCGCAGTTGGTTTGACATTCACCTTTCGTCCGAATCCATCGATTACAAAAGATGAAGTCGCACAATTAACAGTTATTGGAAATGAAAGTGGTGGGTCAAGAACAATTCCTGTTAGAGTTTATTTAGGAGAAGAACCTGAATCTAATGTGACATCTCTTATTAACAACGGATAGTATTTATGATTTATAGAGAAATAGAAGATACCGATAAAGTATTTGGAAGAACGCAAAGATTGTCAAGTGGAAGTTTTTCTGATGGGTTCTATTTAGATGTAATGTACATAGATGACTCAGTTGGTGGAGAACTTGATACACCTTTATCTAAGCACATCGTAAATGTAGAGGATGCCTCATCATCATCACAGGATATAACCGAATTATCTACATCAGAACTTGAACAAAGAGGTTTGGTAGTATCAAGAAATTCTGATCTTTCTAGTTACGAAGACTACTGGAACGAATCTCAGAGTGAGGGTACACTAAACTTGACTGCAACAAATAATTACCATGAAGAATTGTGGACAAGTGTATCTTACGGAGATTATTATGCAAATATCTATAATAATCCAGTATATGTTGGGGGTGTATTAAATGAAAATGCCCGACCTGAGATGTCTATTACATATGGTCATCGTCTTGGTTTTGGATCAAGAATATCAGGAGGGGGGGTTAGGTCGGTTGATGTCACTAAGGCCGTGTATAATCAATACAAAAACATTTTATTAGGACCCGGAGACGAAAAATTTACATTTCCAAAAAGTGGAAATCTATCAGGAGTTGACAAAGATCATGTGTATATTATAAACTTTTCATCAAATGCTTTGAAAGAAAGAATTGATGAAGGAAATCTTGAGTTTACATTAAAACTATCACAGACAATTAAATCAAAAGTTGTAGATGGTACTCCTTTAACTAATGATGAAACGGTTGAATGGTCACTAACACTTAGAGATGATAGCAGATTCCAATCCCAAACACAAATGCAAACAGGTGTGACTAAAATAGGTAGAGTTTTTAATTTAGTAAAAGGAAGTATATCTGACACCGAACTAACCGATAATCAAAAATACGCAATAAGTCAAAATGCAAATAATGTGGGACTTGGAGAAGGATTTGGTTTATTTTATCCTGATTTGGGTATTGTGGTGATCAATCCAGATGCAATTGCAAATGAAATTGGTGGAAACATACAAGATCAGATTGATAGTCTCGAAGACGATAAGTATGAAAGAGCAGTAAACAATGTAGGCATGATGTTATCATGGTGTGGTGTAGTTGATCCACTTAGTAATCAAAGTGCAGATTTAGTAAATGGTATTGAGAAAAATCATCAAAACTTTTTAAAATTGTTTACGGCTTTACAACTCGGTGCAAATTTTAAATCAAGAAGCAGTGAGTTTATTCCATCTAAGCATTATTTTATAAGAGTTAGAAATACTGATTTTAATTATAGCAATAATCCTACATTTGTTTACCAAAATCAGGAAGCAACACGAAAATCAATTGAAACAAATTCTGATAAAAATTATTGGTTGGGTAGAGTTAGATTTAATGATTTTGTAAATGATCCAAGAACATACATTACGACTGTAGGCTTATATAATGAAAATAATGAACTTGTTGCTGTTGCAAAGCTAAGTGTCCCAATACTAAAAACATTTGATACAGAAACTCTTATAAAGGTTAAGTTAGATTTTTAATAAATATTTTTAGAAAATATATTTATATACATGATAAAACCTTTGAAAGTATCTGATAAGTCAGTCAGACGATTCGTTACGCATAAAAATTGGAACTATAATAATATTACTAATCTAAGTAATATTTTACTAGAACAAACTTCAGGTGGAAAAAATATAGATTTATTTGTAGATGAATCAGTAAAATTATCAACCGAGCAATACGATCAAAGTAATTTAGTAAAAATAAGTAAGGGTAAGAAATATAAAGAAAATGAAACTTTTTATCCAACCAATCACCGAATGCATGACTCAACTACTGAATTAATAAATACAGATGGAACTTATCAGCGAATTGTATTTAATTCTGTAAAACATTTATTTTACAACGACTATGGAATGTCTGTATTAAAAAATTCAGTCACAAAAAATCCAATGATGGTTTTTGGTACTGAAACAGGAAACTTTTTAGAGGACGATAACAATAATTCTTTAAACTTTTTATCAACCGATGATTCTGTAAAATTTGAAAGAAGAATCATCGGTGATAGTGTAATTGTTGTTCAATTTGATTCTAGGCAATTTGGTGAAAAAATTAAACCAAATAATTTCAAAATATCTGATTATAGTTCACCTTATGGTGCAATAGAAATAATAGACGACGGTGCCACAAACCTAATGATTGATTCGGTTTCTTTTAATGATATAAAAGAAACTAGTAACCCGTCCATGATAGATGTATCTAAGTCAAATAATGTTTTTGATTTTAATAATTTAACATTTGGAGAGCACATTGTTTCAAATAATGATTACTTCTTAACAGGTCAACCTGTAGATCATGATGCTCCTACTGAAATAAATACAGGTAAAGCTTCTTTATTTAAACTTAATAAAGACAACGATTCCTATGATCTGATAAGAGAATTTTTTAACCCATTTACGCAAAATGGATTTTCATCTGAAGTACATTTAGATAATACTGGATTTATTAAAAATGAACTCGGTGGCTTGTTAGTTAGTGGAGATTACTCTATTAATGACAATTTCGGTGATGCCATTGACTTAAATAATGACTTTTGCGTTGTTGGGTCATCACGATCACACATAAGGGGAGTTTGTAGTGAAACGGGTACTACTGGCCATATATTCGTATATGGAAAAAATAAAGGAGGAAATGAAAACTGGGGTCTTTTAAATATAATTGAAGGTGAACCACAAACTGAATTTGGTACATCAGTTTCACTACATGGAGATTATTTGGCAGTAGGTGCACCTGGACATAATAAGGGTGAGGGTGCTATCTACATTTTTAAAAAAGAAAAAAGGACTACATCTCACTTCTACAAAAGAGCATCGGATGTGTATGACCACTACGAATATGACGAAAAAACAAAAAGATTTACTGGACTTCCCAAGGGAGACAAATTAAAGAAAAACAATAGATGGAGTTCGAGATATAAGATTTCTAGTATGATTCCCGAAGAAGACTCTTTAAATTTTTTCTTTAAAAGTGAGTCATCTGAGAATTGGTCATGTACCGAACCTGGTTTTACAAGTTATATTGTGAGCAGAACTGTCTCGGTGCAAGACCAACACAGAGGAATTTATTCCTCATATTGGATTCAAAGTGGAGTTATCTCAGTTCCACCTTCTGACACAAACGAATCATCATTACCATACCCTATTGATGTTTATGATGCGTCTGATACACACTTAGGTCATTTGACATTTAATGGAAAACCTAAAATTAATAGAATATATTACAAACCATCTGGATCATACTATTCTTGTTATGTAGGGGAAATTGAAAATAATGTGTGTAGATTTAAGTCAGAAATAGTTCTTTCTGGATATGAGGAAGAAGATTGCGTAGATTCATTTTCATATAAAAGGTATAAAATTGGGAATAAGAATAAAATAAAAGACTCGGATGAAGGTGTGGTTTCGTCATATTGGAAATACGAAGGCATATTATCGATACCATCTGTAAATTTAAATGGATCAAAAACTCCATATTCAATTGATGTATACATTAACGAACAAATAATAGGACATATTACAATATCGGGAGTATTCTATGATGAAAAAATATACTTCAAGGCCTTAGACGGAATTTGCTATGAAGGTATTATTGATGACAACGAGTGTCATTTATACAAACAAATAAAACTTGAGGGAAAACTAATTTCCGATAAATTTAATGATTATCAAATATCAAATGAAATATCAATAATTGACACCGAGGTTGGCATCACTTCTTCAGTTTGGGGTGTAGATGGTATATTGTCTTTACCTTATGTAAATAAAAAAATTACAAGTACACCACACTCTGTTGATATTATCTTAGATAGTAAATTACTTGGGCATATTACATTTACTGGATTGCCAATGTCTAATTCAATATATTTTACTAATAAGTACGGTGAACGATATGTTGGAACTATTGTAAATAATATGTGTGAACTGCAAATTATTAACATAAAAAATAAAATTGAATATAAAGTACCAACCGATAGTTGTAGTGACGAAAATCCAAATACTTTTTACATATCTGCGTGGAACTTGGTAAATGATCAAGAGTCTGGAATAATCGTATCATCTTGGTCATACGAGGGTTATATATCACTTCCTATGGTTGATACTTCATATGGTGACGGAGCCAAGGTCGTTGACATTTACGATGAACAAAAAATCTTGGTAGGTCATGTATTATTTTTAGGCAAACCGACTTCCGATAAAATATTTTTTAAAGATCGTCACGACATTTGTTATTCTGGATATATTACAGACAATGTTTGTCAGTTATCCTCGGTTGAAAAAGAAAGACCTCAAAAAGATACAGACTGGTGTGCAGAAGACGCACATGAAATTAATACATTTGATGGAGATGTTGTTGCTATGGAGGATAATATTGAGGGATATCCACTCCACAGATACGACGAAGATGAAGATGGAAATTATTCACCAACTTACTCAGTTGGAGATGACACCTGGGAATTACAAGAGATTATTAAAATACCAAACTCAGACAGACTTGGTGAAAATGTAAAACTAAAAAGTTCTTTTTTATACACATCAAGTCCATCGTCACAACTGCAAATTGTAAGTATATTTAAAAGACTTAATGAGAAAAATGATTGTTTAAGTTATTTTCAGCATACACATGACATAAATACAGAGGGTATATTTAAATATAAAAGTGAAGAACTTGCAATCGGAGGTGGTATCAATTCAATAGATTTTATACAGGAGCAAACTGGAGTTTTTATTAAAGTAAAAATTGATGATAATTTCTCAAATTCTAGGTATGGATTTTCTTATAGAATTGACAAACCACTTAATGAAAAAATAGAAGAGGATGAATATGTAATCAGTGGTGGAGTTTATGTAGATTCGGACGAGGTGTTTATAGAATTAAAGAATGGAGAATTTGAAATTTATATAGGTAGAACAACAAACGATGATCAACTGGTAGGAGTGCAAAGTAGATTATCAATTGTACAAAACCCAATTTTACATAATGAAGTAGTTAGAGATGCAAATTCAAAATATAAATTTAAATACAATAAAACTAGCAATAATTTTGGAATATCATTTGATGCAAACGAAAATTACTTAGTAATAGGTGATTCAATTGATAGAGAATATTTTGACGAATATAATTCACAAAAAATTTATAGTAATGGTAGTGTTTATGTATTTAAGCAAAAAGACGATGACTTTCTATTTTTTAAAAAAACATATACAGATGAGTTGACCGAAAATAAATATTCAAGTGAATATGGAATTTCGGTTTCTCTTAAAGATAATAATTTTGCAGTTGGTGAACCTTTACTAGAGCAAAGTGAAATATATGTGCTTGATGATGGTGAGACATTTGCATCTGAAAATTATAGATATGGTGCAAATTCACAAAGTGATGATTATTATAGTCAACTGAAATATATAATTACCGATGGTTCGTTTGACTTGTTGGGTGGTAACAATGCCGATGCTATTTTTAAAGTGTCTAGAAAAAATATAGATGTTAATGAAAATTTAAAAGGTGAGTTTACAATAAGTCATCCTTATATTGATGAGACTAAAATTAAAATAGATTACACAAAAATTCCTTTGTATTATTTACATTATAGTATAAAATCCGAGACACGAATAGACGACCACGAAAGTGGAATTATGTCATCAACATTTAGTAAGGATTTTGAAATTTACTTGCCCCCAAGTTCCACATCAAATACATCTGTACCTTTTTCATTTGATGTTTTTGATAATGATAGAAATTTTATATGCCATATTACTTACACCGGAACACCAACTGATGATGTAGTTTATTTTAAGAAAGTAGAAAATAATAAAATATATAAAGGTGAAGTACAAAATGAAATTTGTTTCATGCAGGATGAAGTTATTTCTATGGGTGATGTAACTCGTGGGATTTATAGAGACAAGACGATAATAACAGATGACGAAATTATTTTTTATGTAGATCTTTTGCCAAACAGCATTTTTAGTCAAAAAGAAAATTATATTGATAATATCGGTTTGGTGTATTACGAATTAAGAGATGCACATGAAGGAAAAGTACATTATTACAATATAGAAGAAGATGATATAAAAAAACTAAAAGAAATTAAGGTAAATAAACAAAAAAATAACATCCGACATCAGTTCGGCAGGTCAGTTTCCTTGAGTGCAAGCAATCTTTATGTGGGAAGTCCTGTTACAGGAGATTTTAATTTAAATGAAATTGAATCATTTGAAGGAGTTGAGTTCGGTCTATTTGGCCAATGTTCTCACATTTATGAAAATTATGGTAATATAATTTGGGGACGTCAAAGTAGATATCAAAATAGAAATATATTTGGCAAAGTGATAACATATGACGTCTCTACATATACCGAGGGAAAATATATTTACGTTGGTAATATTTTTTACAAAAACGGAGTTGCAGTTATTACAAACGAATCAGAATACTTTAAAAAAATGTTCACCGGTTCAAGCAACTCAGGATATTCTTTTAACTTTAAAGGAACTCATACAATTTACGAGAACGAAATTTTGTGTACAGTAAAACCTAACGAATTCAATGTTAGTACAAATCCAACATCTGTGGTTTATGGAGAAATTGATTACGATGTAAATTCTGACTTAAAATTTGACATTACTGATCTAGCATATATATACAGATACATAGAGGGAACGTTTAGGGATGAAAACCTACAACTTGATTATGATGAATATACTGTTAGAAAAGAAAGTCTTGAGACAATATGTAAACAATATGACATTCCATATCCATCGGAAATTGATATTTTTGACTCAAAGACTGAAAATGTAGGAAGTTACAAAGATATAGTGCCTGTTGAAAAGTCATTTGGTTTTTTGGAAATTAGAAAATATAATTCGGGTACAATCGGAAATAAAATGCGATACAATGATCAGATAACAGCAGGAGACTCAGTTTTTTTACCAAATAAAATTATATACGAAGTTAATAGTGTTCAAACATTAGAATCAATATCTAAAATGACAGGTGCTTCTGTTGATAGCATACTTAGTAAAAATAACATAAAAGATAACTCGGTTTTGTATGTTGGACAAGTTTTAAAAATACCAAACGGAGGTGAAGTCAAGAATACTTTAAAACTACAAGAAGAGCAAAACACAAATTGGCCTAACGACGATATATTGTTAACAGAGTCGGAAGATGCTTTGATTGTTGATTTAGTAAAGTCTGTACTGGATGACCGAGTGACTACAACTGATATGATTGAAATCAAGGAAAAAATAAAAACTTTACATGATAATGGTTTACTAGATATAGATGGTGACGGAGAAGTTACAATGCGAGATGCAATGTTACTTGTTCGTTATTTTATAGGAAGAACTGGTATAAATCTTACAAAAGGATTGGTTGATGGGTTTACGGTCAACGCAACAAGAACAAAACCTTTTGATATAATCAATTTCTTAGATACACGAACAGGTAAAAATCGTGGGGTTAAAATTTTAGATGAATTTGTGAATTATAAGGAGAATGACGCAAAAGATCAAACTGGTAGTTATTTAGCACCATATGTAACCACAATAGGTCTTTATAGTGGATTGGAACTTGTAATGACAGCTAAGTTAAGTAGACCCGTCAAAATTGTACCAAACTATCCTATAAATTTTTTAGTAAAATATGACACTTAATAATTTTTATCTAATATTTATAGAAAACGAAAGATTTCAAGGAGAAATATAATATGGCAAAACCACAACCTAAAAAACAATTTGAAAATGAAAACAGTAGAGAGTCTTTGAATTTAAATCTCTTGGACAGACTTGAAAAATTTAATTCTGTATTCAGAGAATCAGCACCATCACCAACAGGTAAAGGTGCACCTGGAATTCCTAACTCTGGTTTAAAAAGTGACCGTGTTGCTGGTGACTATTTTGGTTATGGATCATCTGTTAGACAATTCAATGCTTCTGCATCAATGCTTATAAACAATCGTGGATTTGTTTGTGGAAAGCAATCAATGGGTGAATCTGACTATGAAGGGACTGCAAATGGTAAGTCAACAGCTGCTGATAAAAGTATTTATAGAAATTATATGAAGGCATCTAAATATGGTGATTCATCTGCTATAAATGGACTTACCCAAGGACTTAGAGATTCGGCATCATATTCATAAAAATATTGATAAAGTTTTATATTTGATATACAATAATGTATGTCAAAATATTGTTTAGGATTGGATATAAGTACAAGTGTAGTTGGATACTGCTACTCATCTTCTAAATCAAATATAGATTATGCAGGTTTTGTTGATGTAAAAAAACTTACAAACTTTCGTGAAAAAGCACATTATGTTTCGGATACATTATCTTCTATTGAAATAAACAATGTATCAACAATAATAGTGGAAGACACTTTAAGTGGGTTCGGTGGTGGCCGAACAAGTCAACAAACTATTGTTAAACTGGCAAAGTGTAATGCTATTGTAAGTTATGTAATTGAAGAACTATTCAAAGTTCAGGTTGATCATGTAAATGTATCAACTTTACGTAAAGTGGTATTCGGAAAAAGTAGAGAAAAAGGATTAGATAGTAAAACATTTGTAAAGTGCAATATTGATAATATGCTTGATTTATCCGAATTTATTCACTATAATTCTAAGAATAATTATGATAAAAAAAACTACGATATGCTTGATGCGGTGGTCGCATCGTTGTATCACTGGTATTCTTTAAAATAGTGGGTATTTCCGAACAAAAACTTCTTAATCTTTTACAAAAAGTATTAGGAAATGGAAAAATCGTCTCTAAAGACGAGGCTATGTTTATGTGTCCATTTTCGCACCATAGAAAACCGAAACTTGCTATTAATCTATCTACGCAGAGATGGCAGAGTTGGATTGATACAAATTCAAAAGGTAGATCAATTTATGGTTTATTTAAGAAGATGAATGTTGCTCCTCAATATCTTACAGAATTATCAAGAATTGTAAAGATACCAAAAAGTACGCAACAGACCGAGGAAGAACAAGTTAAAATTCACCTTCCATATGAATTTACATCATTGCAGTATGATAATGAAAAAACAAGAGCATCAAAGTCTGCGTTTAATTACCTAAGACAACGAAATATATTTTCATATGATATAGAAAGATATAATATTGGATATTGTGAAAGTGGTGATTATGCAAATAGAATTATAATACCATCATATGATTGTGATAATAATTTAAATTATTTTATAGCAAGAGATTTTACAGGAACTGCGTATTTACGATACAAAAATCCACCGGTTAGTAAAGATGTAGTGGTGTTTGAAAATCAAATTGATTTCTCCGAACCACTTATTTTTTGCGAAGGTGTATTTGATGCTATGGCAATTCGTAGAAACGCAATTCCATTATTGGGGAAGAATATTCCAAGTAAACTAAAAACAAAATTAGTTGAGCACGGAGTTTCTGAGGTATGTATCGTTCTTGATAACGATGCATTTAAAAACGCATTACAAATTTCCGAAACATTGATGAGTGAAAGCATAAAAGTTAGACTCGTCAAAATGGGAAACGAAGATGCAGCGGACATTGGGTTTAACAAAATAATTCACAAAATTAGAAACGCAGAATTTCTTGATTTTAGTGAATTGATGAAACAAAAACTATGCATGAACTAAAAACAAATTTAAATAATGTTGAAAAAGTATATCATCTTGCAGACATTCATATTAGAAATGTAAAAAGGCACAATGAATATTCACTTGTATTTGAAAATTTTTACAAACAAGTTAAAGATGATAATCTTGATAATGCAATCATTTTTATCGGTGGGGACATTGCTCATGCTAAGACAGAGATGAGTCCTGAGTTGATTCATCAAATATCTTCGTTTTTAAGAGAGTGTTCCAAACTTCATCCTACAATTGTAATTGCAGGTAATCACGACTGTAATTTAAATAACCCTGATCGTCTTGATGTATTATCACCTATACTTGATATGATGGACGACGACAATTTGTTTTATCTAAAAGATACGGGTGTATATAAATTAGGTGATGTTGCCATCGGTGTCTTTGGAATATTTGAAGATCCGGTAAAATATATCAAAGGGTCTGACATAAAAGATGATTCTATTAAAACCAAGATAGCAGTATATCATGGTGCGGTAAAAAGAAGTAGAACTGATATAGGATATGTAGTTATGGGTGGGGATATTAACTTACCTATGTTTAACGGATATGATATTGTTATGCTTGGGGATATACACAAGTATCAAGTTTTACAAGAGTATCAAACTGAGCATAGATTTATTCCTGATAGTAAACTAGACGAATATAAACTAGAAGGGTGGTGTGTTAGTGATGACTAAGATACTTGTTAGGTGTAGAAATATACACATAGGTGATACACTTTTCGCAAGTAGTGTTGCCAAGAAAATTAAAGAAATGAATCCTAACAGCTTAGTGCATTTTGATATTTCTTTTTTACAACCAATTGAATTACTTTTAAATAATCCATATATAGATGGAGTTTTCTATAAAGAGAGTGCAAATATAGATTACGATATCGTACATACTATAATGGATGAAGATGTGTCAGTATTAGACCCATACGAATCGGCAGTATCTCAATTTCAAAAAATGTGCAATATCAAAAACTATGATGATTCCTTTGAAATTTTTACAAACCCAACACTCGACTATTCTATTAGAAAAAGTATAAATGAATTAAAAAATATAGGTGAACTTGAAGAAGATGTAAAACTAGTCGGATATCAAGTAGACTGGTCACGAAAAAGTTTCCTATTTACAGAAGAGGAGTATCAAAGAGCAGACGGTGGCAAAACTGGCAATGGATATGGGTCGGGTTCTAGAAATATTTTTGATATTATAAATTGCTTAGAATTATCTTCTGATATTCTTTTATTTGCGTTGGGGTTAGACGAAAAAATTTCTAAGAATTTTCCTGAAATTAACTCCACAAGTAAATTCTCGTTTACTGCAAGTTTAATTAAAAATTGTGATTATGTAATTGGGTCGGAGGGTTGTATTACAAACATTTCATCTGCAATTGGAACGAAGACAATTATTACAACAGACTATATTCACCAAATGTTTGGTCCTAAAGGAATTTTATGGCAACAACAAGGAGGTGACTTAAAGAACTTGGAAAAAAGAACACCCTTTTTAGGACCTAATATGTATTTTCCAAAGCAAGGTCATGTTCATCTTAGTCCATATTTAAATGATTATGAGGTTGGACAACATATTTTAGAAATTGTAACGAATGGAAGATAAAGAAAAATATATAAAGGTAATCAGACACAATCCTGATAAACCAGTTGTTGTTTATTCTGGTAGTATGATACAACAAAACCACGGAGAACTTCCGTCTGGACATGGATATGTTTTATGGGATTTGGAAAATAGAACACATCAACATTATGATGTACATAATGAATATGGTTATTATACTGTTACGGTTCGTGATGGAAAGTGTGTTAGTGATTTATCTAAACTACCAAATAAAGCAAGATTGCGTGTCAAGGTGTATAATACAACCGCAACCGAGACAAAAGAGATTATTGCAGAAATACGGAAGCAAACGAGTATAACTGATTTAAATGTTACACGATGTGATGCGATTTCTGAAGCAAAAAAGTTTGATCGTGATAATAAATTTGATTTTGGAGACATATCACTTGTCCAAATTCAAAACGATCTTATTGAAGATTATCTAACTCGTAATTTTGTAGTTGATGAAGAACAAATAAAAACTGCTCTTGATATAAACAAAGAAGTAAATGAAAAACTGATAATAAAAGAAATACTCAAAAATTGTATTTGGAAACCAAAGAAGTTTGAATTTGGAAATATGTTTAGTTACGGAGACGGGAATGTTATTGACTTTTCTAATATGAAAAGTGTTATGGGATTGTTTGCTTCTAATGCAAGTGGAAAAAGCAGTGTGATGAGTGCATTAAGTTTTTGCTTATTTGATAAATGTGATCGTGCATTCAAGGCTTCACACGTACTAAATACACAAACAGATTCTTTTTATTGTAAACTTAATTTTGAAATAGGTGGAGTAAATTATTATATTGAGAGAACTGCATCCACAAAAAAGAATGGAGATGTTACTGTTGTTGTGGACTTTTGGAAACTAGATGAAGAAGGTCAAACTATTTCACTGAATGGAGAGCAACGATCAGGAACAAATGCCATTATCCGTGATCATGTGGGTTCTTATGAAGATTTTGTTTTAACTACTCTTAGTTTACAAAACAACAATGCAATTTTTATAGATAAAAGTCAAAGTGAAAGAAAAGACCTGCTTGCTCAATTTATGGGAATTGATATATTTGATCAATTACACTCTACTGCATCTGAGGATATAAAAGAAATAAATGCTTTATTAAAAAGATTTAATCGTGAAAATTTTGATGAAACATTGGCAGAAATTAAAGAAAAACTTGATAATATATCTGAACAATATTCTGAACAAGAGAGCAAAACTAATATTGCTTTACTTGAACAAAAAAGAGTAAATAAAATTCTTTCTGATAAAAGTTCAAATTTTAAAAATTGTTCGTTTGATAACGATAGTTCAGATATAGATAATTTGGAGTTTAATAAAAAGAATTTGGAAGATAGGCTTTTAGAAGCAGAAAAACAAAGAGGTGAAGAATCTGCACGTAAAAAAGAACTTGTAAATAAACGAGGAGATTTGTCAAAAAGAATTTCCGAGTTATATGGTGTAGAAGAAAATTATGTAAAGGTTCTTAAAATAAGAGAAGATGTAGTGATTGTCGATAAAGACTTAGCAGTTCTGAGAACTTCAGTTAATGCTAAACTTGATAAATTAAAACATTATGATGACCACGAATATGATCCGAATTGTTCGTATTGTGTAAACAATTCTAAAAACTTAATTGAAAGTGCAGAACAAACTAAACAAGAACTTGACAAAGACAAAGCAGCCGCAGACGAACTTGTAAAGCAAAAGGCAGTATACACAGAGCAATTAAGTGAATTTGAAAATGTAGAAAATGAATATGAGGAATTGAAAGATTTAAATAATACTTTGACACAAACTTCATTTGAAATCAACGAAGCCGATTCAAAAGTTCTTGCTTTATCTAGTATGATAGAGTCACTTGAAAAAGATATTATAATTAATAACAAAAATATCGATTCGTATCATGAGTGCAAGGACATAATTGAATTTAATAAAAAACTACAACTAGAGGTAGATGATCTTCAAAGCAAGTTATTGTCCGTAAACAATATAGCGAATGAAGAAAATGAAAAACTTCAAACTCTTTTTGGTGAGGTAAAAATTGCTGAAAAGGAACACGAAGATATTCTTGCATCAATAGAAGAAGCAAAAAGTTATGAAAGAAAAAAGAGAGGGTACGAATTGTATCTTGATGCGGTAAAACGAGATGGTATTTCATACGAGTTAATTTCTAAAACAATTCCAAGTATTGAAAGTGAAGTTAATAATATTCTTTCTCAAATTGTTGATTTCGGTATGAATCTTGAAATGGATGGAAAACACATTTACTCAAAGATAACCTACGAAGACCGTCATTGGCCTTTAGAGATGTGTAGTGGTATGGAACGATTCATAAGCAGTATTGCTATGCGTGTAGCACTTATCAATGTAAGCAGTCTTCCTCGTTCTAATTTCCTTGTTATTGACGAAGGTTGGGGTACATTAGACGGAGACAATATTAGCAGTGTATTTAATCTATTTACTTATCTAAAAGGTCAGTTTGAGTTCATCGTGGTCATTAGTCATTTGGATGTTATGCGAGATATGGTGGATGAAATTGTAGAAATTCAAAAAGAAGGTTCATTTAGTAAGATAAAATACGGAGCATAAAACATATTTAGATATATATTTATTATGTACCTGAATTGTATTTATGGAAAAATCCGAAGAAAATCAAAAAGTCCAAGAAACCCTGATTAAAGCAGGGTTGCGTAAAGGATACTTTACACTTGTAGAGGGTGTATATGATCCTGGTATTTTAAAAGCAGTATTTCTAGCAGGAGGTCCTGGATCAGGTAAATCTGCTACTGTTGATACATTATTTAATTTTCCACCTGACGCAGCCAATTTATCTCCAAGTGGATTAAAGATTGTAAATAGTGATCCTGCATTTGAGATATTACTTAAAAAAGCAGGATATGATCTGAATCTATCTAAAATGGATGACGAAACATTTGCTAAAGTAACAAGTGATGATCCAAATAGTGTTCGTTCACGTGCAAAGAAAATAATGCTTAAACAATTTGAATTATTCAAAGACGGCCGTTTGGGTGTAATAGTTGACGGAACAGGTGATAATTATAGCAAAATATCAAAGCAAAAACAAGAACTTGAAAAACTTGGATACGATTGCTATATGGTGTTTGTAAATACAACATTAGATGTGGCACAACAAAGAAACGCAATGCGTAAGAGAAAACTTCCAAGAAAAATAGTAAAAGATATTTGGACAGATGTTCAAAAAAATATTGGTAAGTTTCAAGGTTTATTCAAAGCAAATTTTGTTATAGTAGATAATTCAGAAGATACTCGTAGTAAAACAAAACCAGGTAGATTAGATTTAGTTCCACGACTTATGAAAGAGGTAGCAAAATTTATTTCAAAACCAATTAGAAATCCAATTGGAAAGAAATGGATTAAAATCATGATGGCACATGATAAAATGAGCAAGAGTGGTGACAAAAGAAGTCGTGTAAACGAAGAGTATACTATTGATACAATGCAAGATGTTGTTTTACCAATGGACTTGGAAAGACATTTAAGTCGTTCAATTCATGTGATTAAAAAGTTTGATTTAAATGAACAAAGAAATTTAGCAGTACTTTCTCGTATAGTTGATAGTCTTGAGTTATCTAAAAATCAACTTAATAAATACTTTCATCATATTAGAAATTTAGACTTTAAAGAGTAAAAATAATGGACTTTAATTGTATTATAGATGATTTGATAAACGAGGAAAAACTAGGAGAGTTGTGGAGACTTGAGATGGCTCCTAATCATGCTCGTTTTAGTTTTTCATCATCAAAACATGGAAACGAGAATTGGGCAAAAAAACTCGCAATGAAACTTTTAAAAACTGAAAAAGATGATTTCAAGTTTATTGGAATTTTTAGTGAGGGAGAAACTGATGAAGGACCTATTGTAGATGGGTATATATTTCATTGTACACAAGAATATTTAGACAAAGCACCCCATATGCATCGTGATAAAAAGAAGGCCTGTAAACAACACATTAAAACTGGAAAAATTATTGAATACTTTGAGGACTAATTATGAGTATAAAAGAATACAAAAAATACAAAGATGATCCTTTTTGGATGAAATCAAAATACGATGGAGTTTCTGGCGAGCAAAGATTACCAGTCCAGCGCAGATTGCGTAAGGGTGGTGTAAAGTTTAAAAAAGGTGACGAAATACTTTACTATCCAAAGGGAAAGGTAATTATGGTAGGAAAAGAGGCAGAGCAAGCATGGAGAGATTTTCAAGCAGCTGCACAAGATGAAGATTTTTATATGTCAATGTATGAGGAAAAAACTATGAATGAAATTAAAATAACAAGTAAAGAATACAAACAAGCAATTGATTTTATGTCAGATATGCATTCAAGTATTCTTAAGGCAAAAGATAAAGTAATCGCATTCTTAAAAAGAAAAGGATTTGATGAAATGGCAGATGAAATTGCCCCTATGTCTAAAGTAGAATACAAAAAATTTGTTGAAAAACGAGTATACGAGCAAAAAATCAGAAAACAAATTCGTACAATTCTTTCCGAGATTTTAAATAAGTGAATGTTGATTTAAAAGAGTTACTTACGAAGAATCTCACAGACTATGTAGTGGGTGACGCTTTAAATGAAGATTCTATACGCAAAGTAATCGGTATATATCCTGGTAGATTTCAGCCAGCTGGTGTTCACCATCACAAAACATACAAATGGTTGGATGGTAAGTTTGATAAAGCATATGTTGCTACAAGTAATAAAACCGATGCCACAAAAAGTCCTCTTAATTTTAAAGAAAAGAAAATGGTGTGGACAAAACATGGTGTCAAAAACGTAGTCAAAGTGAAAAATCCATATGTATGCGAAGAAATTTTAAAGAAGTATGACCCAAATACAACTGCTGTCGTTTATATTTTCGGAGAAAAAGATGCAGGTAGATTAAAAACAACTAAAGCAGATGGTTCTCCTGCATATTATCAATCGTATGAGAAAAATAAGAATGATTTGAAACCATACGGTGAGCATGGATATTTCATCGTTGCTCCTCATGTAAGTATTAAGGTGTTGGGTAAGGAAGTAAGTGGTACTCGTATCCGTGATTTACTAGGCAGTCCTGAGCATGATAAAATGACAAAAATTCAAGCATTTAAAGAATTATTTGGGTGGTATGACGAAAAAATATTTAAATACCTTACCAAGAAGTTTAGCACATTGTTTGAAAACGAGGAATTATTTGAAAACTTTTTAAGTGAATATCCAAAATTACTACCATTTATTAAAACATTTCCAAATATTTTAAATGAATTAAGTACAATAGGATCACTTGGTAAGCAGATAGTGGATGACGGTCCATCTTCTTTCTTTCCAAACAAATCGTATGAAACACATACTCTTAAAAGAGCAAAAAAACTTGGTTATGAATTACTTGATTATGTGGTGGATAAAAACGACAAAGGAAGAAACTCAGATTATCGTGAATACGGAGATTATTCCGGTCCCGTATCGGCAGTTAGTTTTTATCCGTCTGGAGTATCTGATGCACAAACTCCTACAAACCAAATTGATACTGAAAAATCTTCACAGGCACATCAACAGTGGGTATCTTTTATAGAAAATGTGGCAGAAACAACTGGATTTAAATTAGTAGATTTTGTAGGCTCTGAATCATCGATACGAAAAATAGATAAATCAGGAGACGAAAATGTAGACGGAAATACACTAGATGTTAAAGATAACGAAGATGAAAATAAATTAGAAACAGGTGTAAACGGTCAGTCAATAAATGAAAACTTGCTTACAGAGGGAGGTGCGGCCGGTCATATGAGTCATCCTTTTGATGATCGTGAGTTAACATTCGGTGATTTAAAAGAAATGATTCGTAGATCACTCGCAGGTGAATTAAATGTTGAAAAAGAAGTTACTGAAAAACTTGATGGACAAAATTTAATGTTTTCTTGGAAAGATGGTCAGTTGGTGGCTGCAAGAAATCAAGGTCATTTAAAAAACGCAGGAGCAGCCGCACCTAATGTAAAAGAATTTTCAAGTATATTTGCTGATCGTCCTGATAATATTCGTGATGCATTTGTAAGTGCAGTTGAAGATTTGGAAACTGCTATATCTGGTCTTACCGATGCACAAAAGAATAAAGTATTTCGTGAAGGTGAACGTTTTATGAATATAGAAGTAATGACACCAGCAACACAAAATGTGATTCCTCAAAATGTAGATATGTTAGTATTTCACGGAACACAAGCATACGATTCCGCAGGAAAAGCAGTAAGTGTAGATTCTGAAGGAAATGATATAACAAGTGAACTTAAAGATTCTGCAAGAATGCTTAAAGGTATGTTGAAACAAATTAACGCAGATGTTCAAAAACGATATTCTTTAAATGCACCGATTGTGGTAGAACTTCCTAAAAGCAAAACATTTGGAGATTCTTATGCAAAGTATTCTGCTAAAATAGATAAACTTAAAAACAAATTTAGATTAAAAGACAACGACAAAGTAATGAAGTATCATGATTCTTGGTGGAGAGATTTATTAAATAAACAACAAACAAAAACTAAAGAGATATTTCCATCAAACGTATACGAAGCACTTATTGGTCGTTGGGCATATAATGATAAGTCTAACAAAATCACCACTATTAAAAAAGACTTATCTGATCACCCAAAGTTACTTGCGTGGGTTACTAAGTTTGAAAAAGAAGATATTACAAAACAATTTGAAGAAAATATGTGGCCATTTCAATTCATCTTTTTGAAATTGGGTGCGGAAGTATTAAAGAATGTAAAAGGATTCGTTGCGGCCGGAGGAAGTGATGATATAGCAAAGGCACTTGATGTTCATGTTAAAACATTAGAATCAAAAAAGATTGGTTCTGTTGAATCACCTGATAAGTTTAAAAAAGACATGGAGAAGTTAAATAAAAATCTCAATCGTCTTAATTCTATTGGTGGAAGCAACGCAATCGCACCAACAGAAGGTGTTGTATTTCAATATAAAGGTGGAACATATAAACTAACCGGAACATTTGCTCCTATAAATCAAATTATGGGTATAATGAGGTTCTAATATGGAACAACAAAATGAAAAGCAAATTTCTCGGGCAGCTAGGAAGAAAATGGCAATTCGAGCAAAACGAACTCAGAAAAAAAGAGAACGTGCTAGAAAGCGCAAAGAGAAAAAAAGAAAAGGTACAGATCAACTAAAAGCAATTGCACAAAAAAAAGCAAAAAATATTTTAGTAAAAAGAATGACAGGTGGTCAAAGTTATAGTTCACTTGCAATTACTGCTAAAGAAAAAATTGATAAAAAGTTAGCAACCAAACCTGGTGTTATAAATCGTATAGCAAAAAAACTTTTACCTGTCGTAAAGAAAAAAGAACTTGAACGATTAAAAAAAGTAAGAGCAAAGGGTAATGATAAAGGTGAAATGACCGAAGTTGATCAGGAAAATAAACATGGTGTGCTTACATTAAGTGTTAATGGATCGTACCCAGAAGTATCTGCTAAATATGTAAATGGTGACTTAAAACCATATGCATTCAAAACAAGAGATGACGCAAAACTACATTGCAAAAAAGTAGGAGGAAAACCATTTGAATCTTCAAAGACTGGATTGTTTTATGTAGAGTTTACAAAAATAGATGGGCCTAACAATATGAAAGAAGATAAAGAAAAAGAGGAAAATTTAAAAGATTTAAAGGCAATTCTTGATGTTGCGAAAATGCTAAGTGACAAAAGTTCTTATTTTAAAGGCCGTGGTAGTAAAAAAGAATATATAAAAATGCTTGTTCATAAAATACAAAAATTAACAGAAGCAAAAAAGAAAAAGTTGATTACAAAACTCGATGCATATAAAAAAATACGTAAATCAACCATGCCTAAAAGTCGTCCCATGCAAAGCAAAAAAGCATATGATCGTAGAGATTTTAAAAAAGGCAAATATGATTAATTTATGCGAAGAAATAAATAAGATTTTTAAAAAATGTATTGATTTTAATATAAGTATCAATTCAACATTTCATTCTTTTGTGCGAAAAAAACGAGATGGATTTTCGTTTATACGGAACGATGAAATAAAATCGACACTTGCAAGAGGAAAAAATTTAATAATATCTGCATCTATTAAAGATTTAGTACGAACAGGTAACACAGAAAAAAAATATATTCTGAGGGATAAAAGATATAGGTATGATATAGTTTTTGTATCTAAATTTATTTTAAGTGACAATAAACCAACACTTAATATTGTTCTTATGACATTAGGCCCAAAAGGTAGGGAGTTGGCAAATAGTCCGAATACTAAAATTTTGGATTTAAAAATATGATTAAGCTGAATGGTAATGTTTATTTAAAAGTAGAAGAGGTTGAAAAGTTTATAGATGAAACTAAAAATAAATTTAGAACTTCACACCGTGCTACATTACCTCAAAAAATTAATTATTTAGACAGAGAGTTTGTAGATTTAATATCCGAAGAAGCAAAAAACACATCATTGTTTATTATATACTTGTATGGGTACAACGAAATTCATGTACCTGTAAAAAAAATAATACAAGCAATACATGACAGATTTAGAAACGAAGATGAGTGTTGTGAAAAACTATTTTTTATGCAATATGATTTAACGGACCATCAACGAAAAAAATATAGAAAGCAATATGAAAATTTTTTGATAAATGTTTTTTTGGATGAGTGTATTAAAAAATTAGAAAGTTTGTCATAATATTTGACAAAACTAATTTAAAGTGTCATAATACAAACTATGGCTAAAATGGATAAAGAAGATTTAAAGCACGTGATTAAACGATCACGTAAATTATTTAAAGGTGAAGAAATACCAAAAGTACATGGGTATGAAGGAGAATTGGAAGAGCAAATAGTTCGTGCTATTGGGGAAGTCTGGACAGACAAAGACGGAAAAGAATGGAAGCAGATTGGTGCAAATACAAAAGTTCGAACCGAAACAATGTTTGATAAAGTACGTAAGTCTTTACGAGAAGCACCCAATTGTCCAAAAGAAGTTTGTACTTGCGATCCTACAAAGTATTTAGATAAAAGAATGCTTGCAATGAAAGGGATTTGCTTTGATTGTGTTGCGGAACATGAAGAAAAGTTAAAAAAAGAAGGAAAATATGAAGCATATGAAAAGAAAACTATGCTTGAGAATGAAAGAAGTTTTCTATTTGATACTCGCACAAAACTTGTAGAATCTCGTGAACATATCACAAATGATCCAGAATTTTTGAACGAAAACGGAACACTTGAAAAATGGAGTTTACCAAACAAAGGTGAACTTATGAAAGACCTTGAGTCCGACTTAGAAGAACTTGAAAAAAGACTCCAAGAAGTTGAAAAAAATTTACTAGAGTATGACGATATAAAATTTTAGACGATACCTCGAAACTTTTTATATTATAGAAAATTAAATACATATATATTTATCCTTAATGGCTGACGAAAGTAAAATACCATTAAGAGATTTAATAAAACAGGAATATAGTGAGTGTTTAAAATCACCTGCATACTTTATGAAAAAGTATTGCAAAATTCAACACCCAACACTAGGTACAATTCCTTTTCATTTATATGAATTCCAAGAAAAGACACTAGAGAGTTTTAAGGACGAACAATTTAATATTGTTTTAAAAGCAAGACAAATGGGAATATCCACCCTTGTATCAGGATACGCATTGTGGTTGATGACCTTTTTTACAGATAAAAGTATTCTTTGTATTGCTATCAATCAAGAAACTGCAAAAAACATTGTTACAAAAGTAACTCATATGTCTGAACATCTACCGAGTTGGTTGCGAAGTGAGTGTACAGAAAAAAACAAACTTAGTATGCGTTTTAAAAACGGAAGTAATATTCGTGCAGCCTCAAGTAGTGTAGATGCTTCTCGTTCGTCATCATTGAGTTTACTTATCGTGGACGAGTGTGCGTTTATTACAAACATGGAAGATATATGGACTGCGTCACAATCTACAATTACAACTGGTGGTCGTTCTATTCTGTTATCAACTCCGAATGGTATCGGTAACTTTTTCCACAAAACTTGGGTTGGTACTATGGATGGATCAAATGACTTTAATCCAATTAATTTGCATTGGTCATTGCATCCTGAAAGAGACCAAGAGTGGAGGGACTTGCAAACAAAGGTTCTTGGAGAAAAAGACGCAGCCCAAGAGTGTGATTGTGACTTTATCAGTAGTGGTCGTTCTGTTGTAGATGCAAGTTTGATTGAGTGGTACAAAGAAAGTACGATGCAAGAACCTGTTGAAAAACGAGGAGCAAACAAAGAATACTGGTTATGGGAATATCCAAATCATAACAAAGATTATGTAGTAGCAGCCGATGTTGCAAGAGGGGATGGTCGTGATAAAAGTGCTTTTCATGTTTTTGATGTAGAAAATGTAAAGCAAGTTGCTGAATTTAAAGGAGAAATTGAAACAAAAGATTTCGGTAACCTACTCGTTGCAGTTGCAAGTGAGTTTAATGGTGCTTTGTTGGTGGTAGAAAATGCTAACATTGGGTGGGCAGTATTACAACAAATTATAGACAAAGGATATTCTAATTTATACTATACACAAAGGGATTATCAATATATAGACGAATTTTCACAACATACAAATAAATTAAATCGAATGGAGAAAAAACAGGTTCCTGGTTTTACTACATCCGTAAAAACACGACCACTAATTATAAGTAAAATGGAAAGTTATGTAAGAGAGAAGGAAGTACAACTAGTATCAGAAAGAACTTTAGAAGAACTTTTTACATTTGTGTGGAATGGACAACGTGCAGAAGCAATGCAAGGATACAATGATGATTTGGTTATGAGTTTATGCATGGCACTTTGGGTTAGGGATACCGCATTAAGATTTAGATCAGAAAACATACAAACTCAAAAAAATCTATTTGACTACATGGGAAGCACTACAAACATGAATGTGGGTGACGCATATTTACAATCTGGACTAAAAAGCAATCCGTATGAAATGAAAAATCCATACGGAGGAACGGAAAGTTTAGATTGGTTACTTAAATGACAATATAAAACGGAGAAACAAATGAAGATAACGCAAAATATACTCATATCAATGGGATTACTATTTACCGGAGGTTGTGCAACCCAATCATTATTACCAACCCAAGGGGTATATACCGAATCATCATTTGAAACATATACTCAAGTTAAGGGGGTAGTTGAGAATATAATTGTAGGAAAAACTAAATATTCTGATTTAGTAAAAATGGGACTAGACTTGGAAAATATTCCAAATGTAAAAAGACTTACTTATCTTGATGTAATGAGTAAATTCAAATTAGATAGTCCATCAAGATATACATTATTTAACAAAATAGAACTTCCGTCAGGTGTTTTAAAAACATTAGCGGCTAGAGAAAATGGACTTGCATATGAAATAAATTTGGAAAGAATAAAAAACCAAAGAGAAGGAAGTGTTATTTTAGATATACTAAACTTTAGAAAAAATGTACACACAACTGGATGGAAAATAAGTGTATTAATATTAATAGTGGATGATACTGTGGAATATGTATTGTATTCCGGAGAAAAAAATATTGACACATTAAAAAGAGAACGCAACCCACTTGGCCCATTTCAAGGATTTGACGGAGGTGATATTATAGGAGCTGCGAGTGATTTAAAGTAATATATATTAGATTGACATATATGTATATATAAAATAGTATAAGGGTTATGGCTGAAGATTCCAAATATAAAAAACTTGTAAGTGGTTTACGTAAAATGTTTTCCACAAATGTTATTGTGCGTAATGTTGGGGGTAGGAAACTCAAAGTTGCGGATACCGATGACTTTCAACGAAATACAAGATTGCGTGATAGATTTAATCGTATGCATACATTATATTCAGATTATACAAGTCAATACAATAACATTGGGTATCAAACGCATAGATTAGAGTTATTTAGTGATTACGACATCATGGAAAATGATCCAATTATCGCAAGTGCATTGGATATTTATTCAGACGAGTGCACAACACGAAGTGAATTTGGGGAAGTTTTAAAAATAACAAGTGAAGATTCTAATATAAAAGGTATATTGGAAAATCTTTTTTATGACATTCTAAATATTGAGTTTAACTTGTGGAGTTGGACTCGTAATATGTGCAAGTATGGAGATTTTTATTTACATCTTGAGATTGAACCAGACTATGGTATCATGAATGTAAAACCAATTTCTACATATGAAATGACACGGGTTGAAGATTTAGACCCAACAAATCCTTCGTATGTATGTTTTAAACAGGAAGGTGAAATACGAGCAGACTACGACAACTTTGAAATAGCACACTTCAGAATGCTTGGGGATAGTAATTTTTTACCTTATGGTAAAAGTATGATTGAACCTGCAAGAAGAGTTTGGAAGCAATTGCAACTTATGGAAGATGCCATGCTAATTCATCGGGTGATGAGGGCTCCTGAAAAAAGGATGTTTTATATTGATATTGGTAATATTCCACCAAATGAAGTTGATAACTTTATGCAAAAAGTTATTAATAAAATGAAAAAAGTTCCATTTGTGGATGAAAAAACAGGTGACTATAATTTGAAGTTTAATCTACAAAATATGACAGAAGACTTTTTTATGCCTGTTCGTGGTGGTGATAGTGGTACTCGTATTGAAAATTTAGGTGCAATGACATATGACGGAACAGAAGATATTGAGTATGTAAAAAATAAAATGATGGCTGCACTTAAAATTCCAAAAGCATTTCTTGGATACGAAGAAGGAATAACAGGCAAGGCAACTTTAGCAGCTGAAGATATACGGTTCGCAAGAACAATTGAACGTGTACAAAGAATTTTAATAAGTGAGTTGACTAAGATAGCAATTGTACATTTATACTCACAGGGTTATACCGATGCAAATTTAGTTAATTTTGGATTGCAATTAACAAATCCATCAACAATATTTGAAGAGGAACGAGTAAGAATACTTTCCGAAAAATTAAGCACGGCTCGTGATATGGTTGATGCAAAAATGTTTTCTAAAAATTGGGTGTATGACAAAATATTTGGTTTATCTGAAGATGAATATAAAGGAGTTCGTGAAGATTTCGTTAATGATGCAAAAGAATATTACAGACTTGAGACTATTCAAAATGAGGGAGCTGACCCCGCTGATCCTAATGCACAACCTGATGGGGATGAGTCTGACGGTGATTCGTGGGGGTTTGGTGAGTTTGATAATAATATTTCAGATCAAGAAAAAGAAGAGTTATTAAAAAAACGAAAAAAGGAAGAAAAGAAACGAAAAAATGCTAATAAAAAGTATGACCATCCTGATAATAAACCAATGGGAAGAGACCCCCTTGGTGCGGGTGAAAGACGAGTGAGTGGTCGTGATTGGGGAGACAGTCCATTGAAACTAGAACATGATTTTGAAAACTTAAACAAGTTTTTGCAGTCAAAGAAGTCTCAAATAAAAATTAGTGAAGAAAAGAAAATTTTAGTAGAGAAAACTGAAAATGTAGTAAAAGATAAAAGCAAAAATGATGCAAACTCAACTAAAAATAATACAGAATCAAACTTTTTAAATGAGGATAACTTGATAGACTCTTAAATTTTTTTGAATTATTAGAAGATAAATTATATTTATACTTATATTTATGAACATATATATTTGTTAACATTCACGTGAAAAAACTAAAACATAGCAAATTTAAGAATACAGGAATTCTTTTCGAATTACTTGTAAGGCAGATTACTGCTGATATTCTGGACGACAATGCCACATCAAAAGCAAATAATTTGATGCGTAAATATTTCGCAGAAAATACTTCACTTGGAAAGGAGCAAAGACTATACCAATTACTTCTTGAAGAAACTGCTGGTGATTTACCTGATGCCGAACGTTTAATTGATGCTGTTATCAAGTCACACCGTAAACTTGATTCAAAAAAATTATCAAAACTTAGATATGAGTTAGTCAAAGAAATGAAAGATTCATATCCAATAAATGACTTTTTGCGTTCGAAAATTCGTAATTACAAGACCTATGCAAGTATATACAAACTCTTTGAAAACGAAAAAGCAGATACATATTGTGATCCGAAAGAAATTCATAGTTCAAAAAACACAGTAATAGAAGGACTATGCAATAAAAAAGTTTCAAAAGAAGAGCAAACTGAGAATTTCGTAAAGCACACCGAAGATTTAAGACTAATAACATATAAATTACTCGTAGATAAATTCAATCAAAAGTATAGTGATTTAAATGAAGATCAACAAAAACTTCTTAAAAGTTATATCAACAATGTTTCTAATACAAATAGTTTAAGAGAGTATATTAATAATCAAATACCAGTTGTAAAAGAAAAAATAAATAAATTGTCATCAAGTGTAGTGGATGATGAAGTTGTAAAAATAAAATTAGATGAAGTTATATCTCAACTTGACAAAATAAGAGAAGGTCGTGTTGTTAGAGATTCACAAGTTTCTACTTTATTGATGAGTTATGAACTGATAAAGGAACTTGAGAAGCATGAAGAACGATAATCTCAGTAAGTTACGCAATTTAATACGAAAGCAATTAGAAGAGATATTAGAAGAAGAGTGTTGTGATAGTTGTGGAAACGATCCATGTGATTGTGAAAAGGTTGATGAAATAAACACAACATCAAATATAGATGGTTATCAAACACCATTTGCTTTTAATAAAAATGATGATGAAGATGAACATTCTGATAATATCAAAGACACCGCTGAAGTGTTCGACTATAAAACAACAACTAATTTTAAAAATAACACCATAAAAGAGGGAAAGAGTTTATACCATGTATTCAGAGATCATCCTGATATGTCAAATGTTCAAAAAGTCGGTGTGGCAGTAAGAAAAGTAAATAAGATGCTTGATGAAATAAATTTATTATTGGGTATTACAGGTAGATTTAAAACAGAGTCAAATATAAATAGCAAAAATTGTTGGAGGACTACAAACAGATTTTTGGATAAAGCAGATTTAAAAATGAAAAAGATTTCTGAAAAGTTAAGAAACATAAGGTAAAATGAAAAATTACCAAAGAAAAGAAGTTGAATCGTCTTTTGGTTTATTTAGTAAAATTAATTTTTTAGGAAAAAAATCAAAAACCAAAAAAATTTCAGATGTGAGTCTAACTGAAAACAAAGCACTTGCTAATTTGTTTGGGAGTGGTTGGGTTGCAACTAAATTGGGTGCTGAGTGGAAACAAACTATTAATAGTGTTGATGTAACTCTTAGAATAAAAAAGAATATAGAGGGTAAGTATTCTGCTAATTTTAACTTAAATACATCAAATTTATTAAATAGTGTTGAACTAGAAAGTTTAAATGAATGTATAATGGAAGTCAAAAAGTCAATTATGCGTTTAAATCAAGCACTTATGCGTGTGAATGTAGGGTGTGTTAGTAAATTATTGGAGTCTAGCAATGACGTGTAGTTGTAAACAGGAAAATGCGATAACAGAGTTGGATGAAGACAATCCTGTTTTCATCAATTTTAAAAAAAATTTAAAAAATCTAGCAACATCGGTTGCTGAATTCAAAAAAACCCAAGATGGAAAAACAATTCCAGAAACATATTGGATTGGAATTGAAGAGTTGCTTAAAAAGTCTAAACTTGGTATAGCAATGATTGAGCTGGGAATTGACTTGGATGATGATAATGTATCGGATTCTGAATTAAATATAACTCCTATGGGTGATACCAGAGATGGTGATCAGCAACTTGATAACAAAGAGGCCGAAGCAGAAGAAGAAAAGGAAGAAGCAGAAAAGGAAAAGGAAGAAGCAGAAAAAGAAAAGGAAGAAGCAGAAAAAGAAGAAACTGATACAAAAAAAGAACCAAACGAGTCTGTAAAAGAACAATCGCAGTCCAAGTCTCAACAAAGATTATTTGGTATGGTTTATGCCTATAATAACGGAGATTTAAAAAAATCTGAAATAGATGATGAGTTGTTTGATAAAATAAAAAAAATTGCAAGTGACATGAAACAAAAAGATGTAAAAAAACTTGCTAAAACAAAACATACCGACTTACCTGAAAAAGTTCCAACAGACGAAATAAATGATATTGTAAACCATTTAACAATATTGTTAAATGAAACCAATTTATTAAATTTAGAAAAACCAATTATAAGTGATACTGGTTTTGAACTTAATTCGAACTTTAAAAATGATAATTACAATTTAACTTTTGAGAACACGAAATTCTATTTAAAGTCCGATAATTATGTGTTTGAACTTGGAGGTATCCATGATTTGAATGAAGTTGTGGAACGATTTGTTAATTTGATTAACAATTCAAACGAAAATTTAATAAAAAACTATAAATTAAGTTTAACTTAACTTGTAATAGAAAAAATAGAAATAAATACAGATACATATATACTTATCTATTAGTATGGCAAAAAAATTAATAGTATCTACAATGCCCTTTGAGTTTAGTCCTGAACAAATAAGTGAAAGCATAGAAAAAAATTCAGGTAAACTATTGGTAAGAGGTATTTTGCAAAAAGCAACCGAGCAGAACCAAAATGGGAGAGTGTATTCTCGTCCTTTGCTAGAACGGGAGGCAGGTAAATATCAAGAAATGATAAACGACAGACGAGCATTGGGAGAGTTAGATCATCCAGAGAGTAGTGTAGTCAATTTACAAAATGTAAGTCACAATGTTACAAAGATGTGGTGGGAAGGTGATAATCTCTTGGGTGATGTAGAAATACTTGGAACTCCTGCTGGTAATATTTTAAAAGAACTTTTCAAGGGTGGAATTACACTTGGAATAAGTTCACGTGGAATGGGAACAACCCGTGAACATGAAGGAACGACACTGGTAAATGATGACTTTGAATTGGTCGCATTTGATTTCGTTAGTAACCCATCCACACGAGGTGCATTTCTCGAACCTGTAAATTTAAATGAATCAGTAGATTTATCTAAGATAAACACATCAGAAAATCGTGTCTGTACAAAATTCTGTGCGGTGGAGTCTATAATACATGAAATCTTAGGTGAATTCGGAGACGGAAAATGAGTATTAGTAAAACAGAAATTAAAAAAGTAATTTTGGAAGTTTTGCGAGAAGAAAACGCAAAGCAAATAAATGAGTTCAATGCAGACACTAATAGATTCTCAGACGAAGGTCTTACATCTGAACAAAAGAAAATTGCTTCTGAAAAAATCTCTAAATTTGGAAAGTATCAAAAGTTTATTGCATTGGAGGCTAAGGATATGGACGTTGCACAAGATATTTGTAATATCGTTGAAAATGCATCAAAGTATATATTAAACGAAACTGATGATTGGTTTGATGCGATTAGTGTAAAAAGAAATTTAAAGGAAATTAAAACATTGGCCAAAGAGTTTTACAAAACTGCAAACGAACGACAAGTATATACACAGAGAATGCAAAGTTTATACGAAGATATGGGAAATATATTAAACAGATATTTTGAAATAAATGGAGAAATCACAAATGGACAAACGCAATCTTAAAAATTTTATTACAAAAGTTTTACTTGAAAAAGTAAAAACTATACCAAGTGTACATGGTAAACTTGTTAAAAAAAATATAAGTTTTCGTGGAATTGAACGAGAGTGCGTGTGTGAGGGGACAATCCAAGACGCAAACGAATATGCAATTCAAAACAATTTATCATTTAAATTTGAGGAGACTTCTCACTTTGGTGGACATTATATAAATGAATGGACATCGTATGAATTTCAACCTAATCCAGAATTTTACGGAGAATTGATGGAAACTAATATGTCGGCAAGAGAGCAACTTTCACGTATATGTGGAACTAACGATAAAGTTCTCACAGAGGTGGATACCGAAAATGCCGAAAACTTAATTGAGTTCATTTATACAAATGAGTCTTTTTGTAGAGATAAAACTAATATGATATTTGAAAAAATTACAAATGAGATTCAAGATAAAATGTACGATAAAACTCAATTTACAAGATTGTTTGAATATCTTGTAAAACAGGCCTGTCGTCAAAAGAAAATGGAAAACTTGACAGAGACAGAACTTGGGTATACAACTAAATTACTTTCACAAAGATTTTTTGAAAATAAAGTAGTTACACAAGATTCGGTTAATGAGGCAGAAACAAAATGTGGAAAAAAATCATTTAAAACAGGATCGGCATTTGAAAATATGCAAAGAATAGTATCAGGACACCAAATGTTTTTATAAGGAAATAAATTTACCATGAAAATTACAAAATCAGAACTTAAAGAAATTATTCAAGAAGTAGCAGAAGAACTTGGTTTGTTTGAAGGTTTAACAGCTGCTCAAGAAAAACTACCAGAACCATTAAAGAAAGCAATTCTTAAGAAACAGGGAAAGCAAGAAGAGTCTGATGATGATTCAGACGAAGCAGTTGAAGAAGGGTTAACAGCTGCTCAAGAAAAACTACCAGAACCATTAAAGAAAGCAATTCTTAAGAAACAGGGAAAGCAAGAAGACTCTGATGATGATTCTGAAGAAGAATCCATTGATGAAGGAAATGCATTTGGTGCAGCTGTCAAAGCAGCCCGTGAAAATGGTGACTCTGAATTTGAAGTTGGTGGCAAGACATATCAACTTAGAGAAAAAGTTATTGAAGAAGGTGAAGATACCGAAGAGTTTATAGGTGACGATTCCGATGTAGAAGAAGGAAACGCATTTGGAGCAGCTGTTACTAAAGCAAAAGAAGACGGTGACTCTGAATTTGAAGTAGATGGAAAAACATATCAGGTAAAAGAACAATCAAAATCATCCGACATTGGTAAAAATGAAAACCATGTTGATGCAGCCGATTGTAAAGATTGTGAAGACCCTGGTGAAGGTGAACTTACAAATGAAGAAGTTGAAGACGATGTAGAAGAAGGAAATGCATTTGGTGCAGCTGTTACTAAAGCAAAAGAAGATGGAGACACAGAATTTGAGGTAGACGGAAAAACATATAAAGTCTCCGAGGATTGGAAAAAAGTAACTCTTGCTGAAAAACTTGATCGCATTTTAGGAAATCGTAAGATTATATAATAGAATTTAAATTATATTGATTCGTAAAAAAAGAGGGATTTATTCCCTCTTTTTTTTATAATTTAATTTTTTTTTAATATTTTTGTATTTAGATATATATTTATTCATTAAAATGATTCCACTTTATTGGAAACAAGACTAAAAAAGGTTTTAATATTGTTAAAGTCCCTAATGACTTTAGATATGTAATAAGGAAAAAATAAACATGAGTAAATTACTTAAAGAAGCTATTGCCGATGCGAAAGCAGTTCGTGAGACAGCTCTTGCTAATGCAAGACTTGCTCTTGAAGAAGCATTCGCACCACGTTTGCAAAGTATGCTTACCAAGAAACTTAAAGAAGAAGAATTAGAAGGTGAAGAATTAGAAGGTGAAATTTCTGATGAAGTCGAAGAAGGTTCTTATTCCGAAGAGGACGAGGAAGTTGCAGATGACAACGATGAAGTAGAAGTTGCTGACGAAGCACCGGTTGAAGAACCCGATGCCGAAGAAGAAACAACTGAAGAAGAACCAACTGAAGAAGCTGATTTTGCGGAGGATGATTATGCCGAGGAAGACGAAGACGCAGTTGAAGAAGAATCATTTGATCTTGATTCAATTATCGCAGAACTAGAAAACGAGTTGTCCGAGGAAGAAGGAGAACACGAAGATACTTCAGATGAAATCGAAGAAGCATCTTGTTCAGAAGACGATGAAGAAGAATTAGAAGAGCAATCTGATTCATCTGAATTAGGTAAAGGTGGAGACGAACACGTCAATATCGCAGATAGTGACGACGAAGAACTTCCACCAGAAACCGAAACCGTTGCTGGTGATCCAGGAACAGAAGGTGAAGAAGAAAAGGTTGCTGACATTGACGAAGAAATTGATTTAGAGATTGTTGAAGAATCAGAAGAGTCCGAGGAATCGGACGATACCGAAGAAGAAGCAGTTGAAGAGTCAGTTGAAGACGCAGAGGAAGAAACCGAAGAATCTGAAGATGAGGAAATCAATCTTGAAGAAATTCTTAAAGAATTGGAAGACGACTCAACAGAATTAGAATCTGATGATGAATCTTCAGAGGAACTTGCAGAACTTAAAACTACAAACGACAAGCTTCAAAAGGAAAATGACGAATATCGCAAGGTTTACAAACTGTTGCGCGGTAAATTAAACGAAGTAAATCTTCTTAACGCAAAATTGCTTTATACAAATAAATTGTTTAAAGAGTTTGTTTTAAACGAAGATCAAAAACTAAAAGTCGTAGAAAGTTTTGACTTAACGAAAAATGTTCGTGAAGCAAAATTAATCTATGCAACTCTTGGAGAATCCTTCCGTTCTACTGTTGATAAGCAAGCAAAACCTGCAAAGATTGCAGAAAGCAAAGCAAAATCAGCAAGAAAAACATTATCAGAAGGAATTGCATCCAAGGCAATTAAATCAACAAAACCATCAAAGCAAATTTTATCAGAAGGCAATGAACTTGCCGACCGATTTAAGAAACTTGCTGGTATTGTTTAATTAAACCGTTAAAAAAATTAAGGAAATAATAAAATGAGTGAAATTAGTAAACTATTAAAAGATTGTCAAAATCCACAAGCACGTCTCATGGCAGAAACCCGTGGTCTTGTTTCTAAGTGGGAAAAGACAGGTCTTTTGGAAGGTATCTCTACTGATACCGAAAAGAGTGGTATGTCCATTCTTCTTGAAAACCAAGCAAAGCAATTGATTGACGAGGCTTCACGTACAGGAACTGATTCAGGTTCTGAAGAGTGGAGTGGTGTTGCACTTCCTCTCGTTCGTCGTGTGTTTGCAGAAATCGCAGCGAAAGAATTCGTTTCGGTTCAACCAATGAATCTTCCGTCTGGATTGATCTTCTACTTAGACTTTAAGTATGGAACAGATCAAACTGCACAAGGAAAAGGCGGAAGTCTTTTCGGTGGTTCGGGTTCAAAACCTGGATCAACTGACGAAGCAACAGGAGGTCTTTACGGCACAGGTCGTCATGGATACTCAATCAACGATAAAACTGTTACAATCGCAGTTGGTGATGCATTACCATCAGACGCAGACGCAGAAGGTGTACGTGCATTTACAGTTGATGGAGCAGCTCTTGTTCTTGATGCAGACGGAAACTCAACACAAGCAGGTGAACTTGCTTATCACGCAGCTACAACTGACATCACACGTGGTGACTTTGAAGACAATCTTGGTGCATCTGCTGATGCAGCTGACACAGGTCTCCAAAAAGACATCGGAATTCCTGAAGTCAACTTGGAACTCAAAAGTGAACCAATCGTTGCAAAGACACGTAAGTTGAAAGCAGTTTGGACACCAGAGTTGGCACAAGACTTAAATGCTTATCATAGCATTGACGCAGAAGCAGAATTGACTTCTCTTCTTTCCGAGTACGTTTCAATGGAAATTGACTTGGAAATTCTTGATATGCTTTTGGTTAACGCACACGTTGACGGTGGATCATTTGACGCAGCTCAAGGCTTGACCGGTGGTGAAACACAAGGCACAATGTTCGCAAAACTCGGAACAAAGATTCAAAAAGTGAGTAACCAAATTCACCAATTGACTCTCCGTGGTGGTGCAAACTTCCTTGTATGCTCCCCCCAAGTTGCTACAATCCTTGAAAGTATTCCTGGTTATTCTGTTGATACTGATGGAAATCAGTCTCAGTTTGCTATGGGTGTCACCAAGGTAGGTGCATTAAACAATCGTTTCCAAGTATACAAGAATCCATACATGACAGCCGGTGAGGTTCTCGTTGGATTCCGTGGAACAAACTTCCTCGAAACAGGTGCGGTTTATGCTCCATACATTCCATTGATTCAAACACCATTGGTGTACGATCCAGTTAACTTCACACCACGTCGTGGAGTAATGACTCGTTATGCTAAGAAGATGGTTCGTCCTGAGTTCTACGGAAAACTATCGGTCATTAATTACGACCAAGTGTAAGTTATCCGGTATAACCAAACAAAATTTAAGAGGGGTTCTTTTGAACCCCTCTTTTATTTATAACGATTATAGGTGGTGAGTAATATTTATATTTATCATGGAAGACAACAACGAAACTGAAGAGAACACAAGTAATAATTCTGAAGAAACTTCAAATGGTTATGAACTTGAGAGAATTAGATGGGAAGGTAAAACATCGTCACCAATAGGAAAAACACCATTTGGTTTTTTTGACGGAGATGTACAATTCACTTCGTTTGCACCTAAAGCAGCGGATTGGGCTGCAAAACGACTAGGATACCCTATAGTTGATGTTGAGATGATAGACATTCAGTTTTATGCTTGTTTTGAAGAAGCAGTTACTGAATATAGTGCTCAAGTTAATCAATTCTCTATAAAGCAGAATTTGTTTAGTTTGCGTGGAACTTCAACCGATGTAAATTTGACGACATCTGTTTTACAAACACAACCTTTACCATTTTATCTAAAATTATCGGAAGCTTATGGAGCAGAAGTAGGTGCTGGTGGAAATGTAGATTGGAGAAAAGCAAGTTTAAAAGTTAAAAAAGGTGTTCAGACATATGACTTACAAGGTTTGTTTGAGCATTGCTATAAAGATGCAAAGACGGGTCAAGTTAGAAAAGAACCAATAGAAGTAAAAAGAATATTTCATGACGCACCACCTAGTTTAAATAAAATATATGATCCTATTGCATCTGGTATGACTCACCAAACAGTTATGAATGAATTTGGGTGGGGTAATATGTCAATCGCAGGTTCTCAATTTTTGTTAAGACCTTTAAATGAGGATATAATGAGACTACAAGCTATTGAATTTAACGAAAGTGTTCGTAGGAGTGCATATAGTTTTGAATTAATAAATAACAAGTTGACACTATTTCCAATACCTGAAAAGGATTATACATTGTGGTTTGATTATGTTTTTAAACGAGAAAGAGATATGGCAGCCGTTCAAGGTTATGTTGATGCAGATGACTTTAATGTAATTCCAAAAACACAAACACAAGTTAGTGAGGAAACAAAAGAGCAGGTCGTAGTTGATAATAATGGTAACCCACACGCATCACACAACACAAATTCTATAACAAATGAATCATGTGATATATATCCAGACGGAAGTGTTACGGATTTTAGTAATGTTCCTTATCAATTTCATAACTTCGCAACAATTAATGATGTGGGAAAACGATGGATAATGAAATATTATCTTGCTTTGTGTAAAGAATTACTTGGTTCAATACGAGCAAAATATCAAAGTATTCCGATTCCAGGTGGAGAAACTTCATTGGATGGTGATGCATTGAGAAGTGAAGCAGCCACAGAAAAAGAACAATTAATCACAGAACTTCGTGAAGATTTGGAAGTTACAAGTCGCAGTACAACAAGTGAGTCGTTAAATCAAGTTGCAGATAATTTACAAGAAAACCTCAAAAAAGTTCCTAACTTTTTGTACATAGGATAATATGGAAAGATCACGTGGTAGATATTTTTCTCGTAGAGATGTGAGAATGATGAATAGTATAAATGGTGAATTATTAAAAGACATCATTGAACAAACTGTAATTCTTTACAAAATAAATCCAAATGAAACTTCTGCAAATTTATATGGTGAATCAATTGATAAGTTTTACTATCCTGGTGTGGAGACATCTTGTTTAGTAGAAAGTGATCAAAGGAGTACATTATATGAAGGATTTGGTCCTGATGTCAAAAAAGGTACATTGTTTAGGTTTCATCAAAAATTGTGTGAGATCAAGGGAATGTATGCAGAAGTTGGTGATATTGTTTTTTGGGAAAATAGTTATTTTGAAATTGATCAAGTGGCAGAAAACCAGTTTCTTGGTGGTCAACCTGAAAAAAATTATAGTTTATTGTGCAATGCACATTTAAGTCGGTTGAGTAGATTGAATATAGTAGACAGAGAATTATGAGTAATTACGAAAAAGTTACCAATCCATTTATTACTTTAAAAAAGTTATCTCCTAATAAGACAGAAACTTCTCAAAACTTTAAAGCAGAATTAAATACATTACCACCCAATGTAGATAACGATTCTTATCGTTCAAATCTTAAAAAGTCTCATCATAGTTTATATTCCGATGAAAGGGCAGAAAAACTTAAAATGGGTGAAACCACAAATTCACTTGAAAGTTATGCTATTACATTGCTTGATATAGATAATATAATATACGAGTATTTTATAAATGTAATAAGACCACAAGTTTTAGATACAAACGGTAGTATAATAAATGTGCCTGTTCGTCATGCTTCACCTGAAAAGTGGAGTGCAATAAGAAACGATGGAGTTTATCGTGATAAAAAAGGTCAGATACAAAGACCTATGATTATTTTTACTCGTACTTCCATGTCACGTGATGACAATTTCATTCATTTTAACAAATATCTTTCTGCTCCTTTTATCAAAAAGTTTGATTCAAAAAATATGTACGATAAGTTCAGTATTTTGAATGATATGCAACCGGTATATGAAGTACATAATATTACATTTCCTGATCATGTAATATTAACCTACGATTTTACAATCAATACAGATTATGTGGAACAAATGAATCAACTTGTAGAGAAAATAAACTTTGCAAGTGATGATTATTGGGGTGATCCTAAAAAACTAAAATTTAGAACATCAATAGATTCTTTTTCAAACACGGTCGAATCATCTTCTGATGATGATAGAAATGTATCTACTACCTTTTCAATGAATGTCAATGCATATTTAATACCTGAAGTTTTTGATGATAGAATGACTGCGACTCGTCAAGTTAGTAAACGAAAAGTGCTATGGGGAACTGAAGCAGTTGCGAGTGATGATCCTCGTCTTACAAATAATTTAGTAAATTCTATTGACTCAAGAAGATCGGTTGAGGTTGGTGCAAAAATAAGAATTCTTGATCGTTTAAATAATACATTGAGTGTAGATGATGATTCTGTTTTAGAGTATGATGTGAGACTAAGAAAAGACGAGGAATATTATACAATAGAAACTACAAATGAAGCATACAGAATAAGTTTGAATGAAGAAAATGAAAATGATCCTTATTTAATATGGGACTATGAAGAAAGTGAAGTATATTTACGAAAAAATGAAGAAATATATTTTGTAAGTGGAAATAAAACATATCAACTTAAAACTCATAAAAAATATGTTGATATGTTTACATTAAAAGTACAATAATAATACTTGAATATTGTAGTTAAATCGTTTATCATTATTATTATGGAAAAAAATAATGACATAAAATTAACATCCGAAGAAGAATCAGAGTTAGTAGAAATAAATACTGACTTTCAAAATGTATTGATCGATTTAGGTCAAGTTCACGTAAAAAAATATTATCATACCGAAGAGATTAAGAATTTAGAAAAACTTGAGGATGAATGTAATCTTGCGTATACAGAAGTAGAAAAAAAAGAATACAATTTCAGAGTTCGTATGAATAAAAAATACGGAAAAGGTAAAGTTGACTTTGAAACTTCGTCTTTTATTAAAGAATAAAAATGATTAAATATAGAGGTTTCAAATTTTTATAGTATATTTATATCAAAAAAGTAAAAAAACTTTCCCAACAACATTAACCCATTTATAGGAGAACATTCAGATGGCAGAAAGAATTGTAAGTCCAGCAGTATTCACCAACGAAATCGATCAGACCTTTTTAACGCAAGGAATTCAACAAATAGGAGGAGCCGTTGTGGGTCCTTTTACACGAGGTCCTGCGTTTGCACCTACCGTTGTGCGTAATCAAGGAGACTTAGTCGATTTATTTGGTGCACCAGAAGGAACATATTATCAACCATTTACCGCAAGAGAGTATTTACAACACCAAGGAGTTGTTACTATTGTGAGAACAGGATCTCTCGGAGGATACGAGCAGAAAAACGGTTTGGTAATTTATGCAAAAGTAGAAGAAGTTGATTGTGCAAAATACGAAGAAACTTATGGAAGTGGTTCGTGTGATGTAAACGTAGGCGATGAAACCGTGATCGGTATTTTGGCAAACACACTATACCAAAGATCAAATTCAAGTGAACCAGTTGAAGATGATAGTGGATTCTTAGGTTCATTCACAGACCCAAGTTCAAATTTAGTTTATCACGATGTTCTTTCTATTGATCCTGATACAGGAGAAGAAAATGCTGAGTCTAACTTTCAAACTTCACTTCACCTTAGAACTACTGTTGATGAAGACGGAAATCCTGGTACACTAGAGGATCAAGAAGTTATATATGTAAAAACAGATATAAATGGAAATTTAATTGCAAGTGATTATGTATTTTCAATCGACCCACGTGATCCAAATAGTCTTCAAAATATTTTTGGAAGAGCACCAAAGAAAAATATAGAACCTGCATATTTTCATGCTTACTTCGAGAATGCACAGGCACGTGTTTATAATAATTTGTATGCAGGTGTAAAATATAGAATTGAATGCACAACAGAAATTGGTGGTGATATTATCGATGCCGATGAAACAGAAGGTTCATTAAATTTTAAAGGGGATGCAGTTCCGTTTGGTATGGGTACTGGATCGTATTCATGTCGTCCTGCAAACACACCGTGGATTCAGTCACAGGAAATAAGTGGTCGTAGATATGATCTTTTTAAGGTATGGACTCGTAACATGGGTACATCTGCAAATCGTGAATTAAAAATTGCGATTTCTAATATCCGTACTCCTGGTTCCGTGCAGGGTTCTGATTACGGTACATTTGATTTATTGGTGCGTGGATTTGCCGATAACGATAAAAATCAAAATATTATTGAATCATATGATAATGTAACCCTTGATCCAAATTCACCACGTTATTTACCACGTGTATGTGGTGATCGTTTCACAACTATTGATAACAAAGGAAAACTTACTGATCACGGTGACTACGCAAATTCAAGTAATTGGATTCGTGTAGAGATGAACCCAGACAGTGTTGCCCCATCACAGGCAATGCCATATGGTCATGGTTCATACATGGCTCCAATCGCAGGAGTTTCAGTTCCAAATCCAATTTATAGTCATGCTTCTCAATATGGAAGAAATCCTGGAAGATACTATAACGGTGCAGTCTTTAATCAAGATTCTCCTGATGGGATTTTAGAACTTCCTATGTCTGCCAAAGATACCGTTGAGTTATTCGCACCACTTCCAAGAAGTTCTGATGATTCGGGTGAAGGATATTATATGGATCGTCCTGGTAGTTATGTAGAAGAAGTTGACGGAGAACGTGAAACATTTTATGTTGATGCTATCGATACGAATCCTTCTTTAACACAAGAAACAGAAATTGCAAAACTTAGAAGATTTGTGGTAGGATTTCAAGGTGGATTTGATGGTCATGCTCCAACACATCCAATTAATCTTGGTAAAGACATTACTGCAACAAATGTTCAAGGTATGGATTGTTCTAAACGAACATCAAATGGTACAATCGCATATATGAGTGCATTCGCTGCTCTTAGTAACCAAGACGAGTTTGATATCAACCTTATCGTGACACCTGGTTTAAGTCTTGATCTTCATAGATCAGTTGTAAATCGTGGTGTTGATCTTTGTGAAAACCGAGAAGATTGCTTTTACATTCTTGATTGCGTAAGTGCAAAAGACCAACCAGGTCGTGTTGACGATGCAGTTGCCGAAGCTTCTACAATTGATACAAATTATGCAGCTACTTATTACCCTTGGGTTAAAATTATTGATCCTGCGACAAACAAGTTAATGCCATTCCCACCAAGTTCGTTGATGGCATCTGTGTATGCGGCTAATGACAAGGTGGCTGCAGAGTGGTTCGCACCTGCGGGTTTGAATCGTGGTGGTCTTGAACAAGCAGTATCAGTAATGGATCGTCTTACATTTGCAGAAAGGGATACATTGTATGAAGGTAAAGTTAATCCTATTGCGGCTTTCCCTGGTCAAGGTATCGTGGCATTCGGTCAAAAAACTCTTCAACGTCGTTCAAGTGCGTTGGATAGAGTTAATGTACGTCGTTTGCTTATTACTGTTAAGAAGTTTATTGCAAGTTCTGCAAGATACTTAATTTTTGAACAAAATGTTACTGCAACACGTCAAAGATTCTTGAGTATTGTTAATCCATACTTAGAAAATGTCCAACAAAGACATGGTCTATATGCTTTTCGTGTAATTATGGATGAGTCTAACAACACTCCGGACTTGATTGACAGAAACATTCTTTATGGACAGATTTTCTTACAACCTGCCCGTGCAGTTGAATTCATCGTTCTTGATTTCACATTGCAATCGACCGGTGCAAGTTTTGAAGGTTAATTTGTAGATAGGTGCAAAGGTGTAGCCCCTCACTTCTTCAGAAGTGGGGGGTTTTTTTTTGATTTGATATATATTTATGCTTATGCAAGAAACTAGTTTACAATCAATTTATACGGATATTCAATATGACGAATTTGTTCGTTTCGTTAAAGAACATAAACTAGATTGTGATACAAGTTTAATTAATGAATTGGTAATACCTTCAAAACTAAAATCAATATGGTCATTCATAAAAGACTTAAAAGAAAAAGTATCTGTAAAATTAGTTGATTTGGTTAAACTGTTTTTAGACAAAGTAGTTTTTAAATTTTTTGCTAAAATAAAGTTTAGTATGAGTTATTTGTTTAAACTTGTTAAGAAAGGATTTAAAGCATACAAAGATATTATCAAGGCAATTGGGGAATATGTAGCAAGTACAAAAGTTGGAAAGTGGACCGAGGAGAAACTCAAAGCACTTGACGATTTTCTTGCGAAACATCCTCGTACTAAAAAAATTGCTGGTGTAGTTGTAGCTGGATTGTTAATTTACATTTGGTTAAATATGACGTTCACAGGTAATGCAGATTATGACTTCGACATGGCAGATATGATAAGTGCACTGGGTGGTGGTTTTAGATTATCAACTTTATTTGCTGGACCAGAAGGAATGGCATTGTTAATGCTGTTCGCAACTGGTGTAATGGGATTGTCATTTCCTTGGCCAGGCCCGCAACACATTCAATTTATCGGAGCAGTATTATACGGATCGGCAAAACTTGTCGGAAAGAAATTAAGAAAGGATAAATAAATATATTTTTTTTGAGTAACTGAATATTTATACAATAACAGGTCATTAAACGTAATTTTCGGTTTTCTGACTAATATTTATCATTAATATAAAAACACTAAAACTGGAGAAATAATAATATGGCACAAGTAGTAGAAACACAAGAAATGTTTTTTACGGCATTTGAACCTAAAACAGCAAATCGTTTTATTATGTATATGGACGGTGTTCCAGCATATTTAATTAAAAATGTCGATAGACCAAACATTACAATCGATGTTAACACATTAGACCACATCAATATCAAACGTAAAGTTCGTGCAGGTAAAGCAGAGTGGAATAACATCAGCATGGGTATGTATGACCCAATCGTTCCAAGTGCGGCTCAAGCAGCTATGGAATGGGTTCGTCTTTCACATGAGTCTGTAACAGGTAGAAATGGTTACGCAGACTTCTACAAAAAAGATTTAACAATTGTTGTTCTTGGACCGGTCGGTGACTATGTCGAAGAATGGACAATTAAGGGTGCGTTCGTTGCAGGTACAACATTCTCTCCATTAGATTGGACAACAGGTGATGTTGCTACTGTTGATTTAGATATTGCATACGATTACGCAATCCTTCAATACTAAGAACAAAACATCATATCCAGTTTTAAAAAAACTCCCGTATGGGAGTTTTTTTTTTTGTTTATGTATATATTTATCAGAGTGGAAGTAAATAAATTAAAATCAAGCATATTGAAAATATACGAAGAAGTGCTCAATGAAAAGCAAACTGAATTGCAGTTAGAGGGATTAAGTGATGCATACGGAAAACTTGCAAAGTTCTTATTAAAACAAGTACAAGTTGGTAAGTTTTTAAAAAACTACGATATCGATAACTCTACTGGTAGAATGATGTTCCAAACTGCAAGTGGTAAAAAAATTGTTTTCAACGATATGAAGTTAGGTGTTACTTTAAATAAAGTGTGGAAGGGTAAAAAGAAAAGTGATTTCTTTGCATACAAAGATCACAAAAAGATTTTACAATTTGCCCTTGCTGATATTTAATAAAAAATTTTGATTTTTTGTTCAAAATTTTTATTCTTGTATATGTATATATATTGGTATATATTATACTGATATTTAAAAATAAAAGGTTACAATTATGGCAAACGAAGATAATAATATAGAGATACCACAACAAGTTCGTGAACAACTTGAAAGAGATGCAGCTGAAGCAAGAAAGATTTCTCAGTCAACAACTACACAAGAAACTACACAAGAAACTACACAGGCAGAAAAAACTGCACCTGCACCTGCACCAACTGCTCAGTTTTCAACACAAACTGATCAAGTTCAGTCATTTGAATATCCAAGTGAAGTAATTGATCTACCAAGTCAGGGGTGGTTTTATCCACAAAATTCACCACTATCACGTGGTAAGATTGATATAAAATACATGACTGCAAAAGAAGAAGATATACTTACAAGTCAAAATCTTATCAAGAAGGGTGTTGTGTTAGATAAGTTACTTGAAGCACTTATTATTACACCGAATGTAAAGATGGACGATATTTTGGTTGGAGATAAGAATGCTATATTCATCGCATCACGTATTTTAGCATATGGAAAAGATTATGGAATCAAGTTTAAAGACCCTTCAACAAATGAAGATGTGGAAGATACAATCGACTTGGCCAAACTTGAACCAAAAGAATTTAATTTTGAGCAGTACGAACGTGGGTTGAATCTATTTCAATTTGAACTTCCTAATAGTAAAAGAACCGTACATTATAGTTTGTTAACTCATGGAGATGAACAAGCAATTGATATGGAAATGAAAAGCATGAAGAAGTTTTCAAAAAATAAAAATGAAACTACTGAAATTACTACTCGTTTGAAATATGTAATTAAGTCATTAGACGGAAATGAAGATCGTGCAAGAATTAAAAGTTTTGTTGATAAAGAACTACTTGCACGTGATTCTCTTGCTTTAAGAGAACACATAAGAGAAAATACACCTGATCTTGATATGACATTTAACTTTGAGTCCGAAGAGACCGGATATACTGAAAGGATGACGATCCCACTTGGGGTCGACTTTTTTTACCCTTCCACAGGAGTATAAAATACAACTCCACGAAGAGATTTTTAATCTCTGTTATCATAGTCAAGGTGCTTTTAATCAGTCAATTGCATATAATCTTCCAATATATCTTAGAAGGTTTTATGCCAAGAAATTGGTGGAACTCAAAAATAAAGAAAACGAAGAAATCAAAGCAGCCCAAGCAAAAGCAAAAACTAATTCAAAACCTGCTTCAAAACCAAGTACCCGGTCCTTTTCAAAGGGGGGTCGTTCTTACAAATAGTTTTTATGATTAAAGTGTTACTTACTATATATTTATACGTATATAATAAATCACCTATATGAAAAGAAAACAAAAATTAAATGAACAGGAACTATTATCTGAATTTTTAGGTTCTCTTGTAAAAGCAGTATTTAATACAAAAGCAAAAGCTGTTGGAAAGGCTGCATTTGCCGATCCATTGCTTCACACCGCATTTCAAAATTACATTGACGACACCAAGAAATTTAAAGCAAAACTTAAGAAAGCAGGAATTACTAGCACACAAGATTTAAAAAAATCATTTGCTGATAAAGGTCTTGAAGATTTAATACACTAAAGGAGAATCTTTGAGTGGCACTTGATCCCGAAGATTTAAATATAATAAAGGACGTTGGTTCTTTTACACAAGATATACAAAAATCAATTGCATCTGATTTGTTACCTGATTTAAAGGATGTGGGTGATCTAAGTTCTCAGTTTGTAGATAATTTAAAAAATGCTCAATCTGAATCAAATTTAGATATAACAGGAATTGACAACATTGAAAAAATGCAACAAAGTTTAGTTGCATCTGGACGTTCTTTAGAAAAATTTAAAGATTTGACACGTGACTTTAGAATTGAAATGTCAACTGCATCTGATCAAACCGAAGCTTTGGCAATGTTAGATCAACAAAAACTTGAAGTTGAACATAAAATATTAGATGTTGCTGGTAGTATAAGCACATTAGAAACTGAAAAAATACCAGAAGCTGCAAAACTCGTAGAAATAGAAGCTGCACGCTTGTCATTATTAAACGAAGGAACTTCTGCATATGCTACGCAAAAAGAAAAATTAGAGCAATCAAAGAATGAACTACTTAACTTAAACGCAGGCCTTGCTAATAACTTAGGAGTAATGGGTTCATTGAATAAATTCAACGACGATTTTATAGAAGGTCAACGAGTAAGCATAAATAATATGTCCACAATGACTCAGTATCAAGATGATTTAAGAACCACCACAGGTGCGGTATTTCAAGAAACCAATAAACTATTAAGTTTAAATAAAGAATTAAACGAAGAACTTCAATTGCATGGTAAAAATATGGAAGAATTCATCAAGACATATGGTGGTGTTAGTGATGAGGTCATGGGTAAGTTTGATGGAATAAAAGATAGTATATTAGGTTCGTTGGAATCAATTCCATTGATAGGTGGTATGTTAGCAAAATATGCAACGGGACCTTTAGAAGAAGTATCGGATATTGCAAAAGAAGCATTTGCAGGTGCATTGAAGGTCGGACTAAAACACGCACAAGATACAGGAAGTGCAATGGGTGGAATACAAGCAGGTTTAAGTCACTTCATGGGTAATTTACAAGGCATTGGGGCTGCACTAAAATCAATATTAAGTGGACCATTTTTATTGATAGCCGCACTAACTGCTTTACTTACATTAGCATTTAAACGATTCACAGAACTTGAAGAATCTGCAAGAGAGTTGCGAAAAAATTTGGGTGGAACACTACAAAGCACTTCCGCAATTTTTGATGAAGTTCAAAGACTGAATGTAGAATTTTCTCATATGGGGGTCTCGTTAGAGGACGCAAGTGCATCGGCACAAGCACTGGCCACTCAATTTGGAAACTTTGGATTGGAACTGATGCCAAAGACATTGCAATCCGTTACTTTACTTAGTACACAACTTGGTATATCAAATGAAAATTTAGCAGGAGCAGCCAAAAAATTTAAAATGCTAGGAGCAGATTCGGATGCTACTGTTTCTAATTTAGTGATGGCAGTAGCAAGTGCGTCTGATTTAGCAGGTGTAAATGCAGATGAGGTAATGAGTGATGTTGCATCTGCAAGTGAAGATACTTTAATATTCATGGGAAAAACACCAGGTGCGTTGGCAGCTTCTGCGGTTCAAGCAAGAAAACTCGGAACAACAATTGATGATATTGCAAGTACAATGGAGACTATGCTTGATTTTGAAAGTTCTATTAACAAAGAAATGAAACTTAGTAGTTTGTTGGGTGGGCATATTAGTATGCATAAACTTCGTCAACTTTCATTTGCTGGTGATGCAGAGGGGGTAGCAAAAGAGCAATTAAGATTGTTACAACAAATGGGTGGTTTGGAGAATATGAATGTTTTTCAAAAACGTGCAGCTGCCGAAGCAATGGGTACATCCGTTGAAAATCTAATGAAGATGGCTGCGACTGAAAAAGACAGAGCAGCTTTTGAAGCAAAATATGGTGATAGGGCAATTGCTCTTCAAGAAGAACTTAAAAAATTAAGAGACGGTGATGCTAAAGATGGAGCTGACAGAATGAAAGCACAACTTGAAGAGCAAATTCAACAAGAAAAAATGAATCAACTTAAAAATAAATTTAATTCATTAATGATAAAACTTGGTGAAAAACTATTACCCGTAATCGAGGTTGGTATGGAAGTTTTAGTTCCAATTTTAGGTACAATATTAGATTTAGTTGGTTATATTTTATGGCCATTTAAATTGATAGGAGATGCAATTAAAGTAATTAAAGAATTTTTATCACCAGTTGTAGATGTAATTAAAGATTTAACAAAACCACTTAGTACTATGTTTGAGTGGCAAGCAAAAATAACAGCTGCTTTTTTATTTTTTGGATTATTAATTCCCAGAATTTTCAAAGGATTGTTTACTCTCGGTGGCAGTTTATTTGGATTTTTAGGTAAAGGAGTCAGTGGATTGGTTAATGGTATTAGAAACTTAATCGGTGGATTGGGTGGTACAGTTTCTAAGTTATTTGAAAGTATTGGATCTTCTGTACAAAGCATTTTTAGTTCCATTGGAAGATCAGTATCCAATCTGGCATCAGGAATTGGGACTGCGTTGAGTAATATTGCAAGTGGGATTGGCCGAGCAGTTACTTCACTTGGAACAGGTATTTCAGGAATGTTTAAAGGTATTGGAGAGGGTATCGCAGGATTATTACGTGGAATTGGACGTGGTATACAATCATTTGTCCAACAGATTGGTAGAATATCAACAAGAGGTGTATTACAAGCAGGATTAGCACTTGTTGTGCTTGCTGGATCAATGTTTATAGCTGCTAAAGCATTTCAGCAATTTGCAAATGTAGAGTGGGACGATATGGCAAAAGGAGTTACTGCGTTGATTGGAGTATCAACTACTATGTTAATTGTGTCTAAAATTTTGGACTCTGCAAAGGGAAGTTTAATTATGGGTGCAATTGTAATGGGAATATTTAGTTTATCTTTAATTCCACTTGCACATGGATTTAAACAATTTGCAGATGTACCGTGGGAAAATGTATTTTATGGGTTGGGTGCTTTATCTGTTCTTGCTGTGGCTGCTAGTCTTATTGGTAAATTCATTGTGCCTATTTTACTTGGGTCAATTGCAATAGGAGCACTAGGACTTGCTTTGAATCCATTTGCTGACTCACTTACTAAATTTGCAAACATTGATTTTAAAAGTGTGTTAACAGGGGTTGTAGCACTAGGTGCTTTTGCAGTTGTAGCTGGTATGATGGGAATGTTTGCACTTCCAATTATTGCAGGTTCAATTGCAATTGGGGCATTAGGACTTGCATTGCAATTATTTGGAATGGGTTTAAGTTCTATACTTCCTGCAATCTCTGAGTTGTCTAAAGTTTTCACAGGAGTGGTTGAATCACTTCAAAAACTTACATTCTCGGATATCGGAAAGATAGGTCTTCTTGGAGTGGCAATGGCAGGTCTTGGTGTTGCTTTACCTCTCGTAACGGCAGGTGTAATTTCCGTTGGGATTATGGCATATTCAATTGGAAAACTTGGGGATGCGGCGAAAGATGCAGGAGAACCATTAAAAAATCTTGGAACAGGTCTTGAAGCAGTAATCACAAATATGCTAAAAATTTCTAAGCAAAGTGATGCCATACGAGATGCTTCAAGTGCAATTCGTGACATGGGAGGTGCGTTTAATGAATTATCTATTGCAGCTGGAGGTGGAGGTGGATTCATAGATTCAGTTGTGGGGTTTGGTACATCGGGTATAAATGCAATTTCAGATTTTGCATTTGGTACAAATAAAATAGATCAATCAAATTTAAACCCATTGCAAGAAATTATAAAATTTACATCATCTTTACAAAATATAGGAAATATAGGTGAAAATCTTAGATCAATACCTGACGCATTAAATTCTATTAAAGAATTTGCAAGTGGTCTTGGGGTAGGTGAAGTGGATGGTATATCTGTAAAAATAAAAAATCTACTAGAACCTCTATCGTTGATTAAATCCGAAAGTGTAGATAACCTTAAAAATTTATCATCTGCGATAATGTCTATTTCACAAAATCTACTAGTGATGAACCAAATAGGAACAAGTCCTGTAAAATCATTCATCGAGTGTATTTCAAATCCAGAGGTGTATGAAACTGCAATATCAGGATTTGACTCACTTACCGAGGCTGTAATACGTTTTGGGAAAGTATGGAGTGATTTAGGGTTTTTAGGAAAGATGGTGTTTGCTTTCAAAGGAAAAACGGAAAGTGTTTCTGACGAACTTGTAAAGAAATCTACTGATAACAATACTGTTAATAAAACAATTGTTCAACAATCAATTGAAAAAGAACAATCGCAGAAAATGAATGTAACTGACTCAGCACAAAAGGGATATACATTTTCAAGCTTTGTTGGCAAAATTGGAGGTGAGGATAAATTAAAAGAATTACAAACTTTACAGGATAATAAGGATATAGCACACGAAAACTATAATAATTTTATTGATAAAAACAAAGCAAACGCAATAATGGATCAGGATGAGTTTGGTATTGATTTTGTGAAAGAATTTTCTTCTTCCGAACTTAATGATAAATTTGAAAAACTTAAATCCACAATGATTAGCACATCAAATGCAACCTCTGAATTGCGACATGAAATGCTCGCAAATAGAATGAAAGGGTTGGGGAGCTCTGCCAGACCTTCTGATTATCACCAATTTAATCCAAAACTAAATAGATCAATGATTGATTTAGAATTGATTCAAGAGAGAGAAATTGAAAATCAACTTAGACAATCAAATGCTTCACCAATTACCACACAGGAAATGGGATCAATCGGAACGGGCACAAACGCAAGTGTGGTGGAAACTATAAGTTCGGTTACAAACAATAATCAGACAGATAATTCAACGACCGTAGACACATCCGGCACTGAAACTAGATTAATTGAACTAATTCAATTGATGAAAAGTGGTGGAATTGCCGTTCATCTTGATGGTAAAAAGGTGAGTAAAACACTTGCATCAATAGCAAATTCGTAAGGAAAAAATATATACTTTCATATTTACAAATATATGAGCTGGATCGAAGACACACTGCAAAAACAATTAGCAAGATTAGCAAAAAACTTGCTTGGATCGAGTAATCAAAGTGCTGGACTCCAACCCATAGATAGAAAATCTTTGCAAGAAAATGTAAGAATTCAGGATTATGGGGATAGACCTAATATATTTTCAAATGGAAGAATAGTTCCTTCATTTCGCATTAATACTAATAAATCATATCTTGAGAATGTTTATTCATTAAATACAATTGGAAAGGGGGGGAGAAACGGAGTTCCTGTACCTCCAAATGCCGGTTTTGATTCAGAAAAATATAATCCAGACGATGGAAATTTTTATATAAAAGGAAACGGTACGATATATAATAAATATACTGGAGTTCGAGAATTTGATTCTGCGTTTAGAGGTGATATACGAGAAATGCGTGACCGACTTGATTTAAGTACGGGAGGCAATTCTATGGAAGTAAATAGTGATGAAGAACTTCGTCAAAAATTAAATAATGTTTACGAACCAATTCCAACCCCAAATGATCCACCACCAACTACAAGAAATCCAAGTATTAATGCACGGGTAGAAGCAACATCTAATTTTAAAAACTTGGAAGAAAGACGAGGAAATAATGCTTACTCAAAAAATATATTTAGAGAGGTTGAGCATAACGGATCAACCTGGGGTGAATACCCAAAAGAAAGTAGCATGGGTCACCAAGCAGATTATATTGGTTATGAAACTTCAAATAATTCAGCATCACCTAGACACAATTTAAAAGAAAGAGGTAAGGCTCAGGAGCAATTAAGACAATTTAACGAAAAATATAATAATGTAATGACTCAAATTACAAATACGCATATACCTGGTGTATATCAGGATATAAAACAAAAAGAAGAAATAGATAAAATAGTACAACAGACATCTGACCTTAATTCCGAAAATAACACTTCCCAATTTTTAAAAGATAGACAATACGAAAAAAAGTATGAAAAAAATAAGGATTCTATAAATCATTCGAGTACATTAAAAAAAATGCCTAAGTATGGAAATACCGAACGGGGTATAGGCAGATGGAATTATGGAGAATCTGCTAGTGATAGAATCGATAAATTTAACGCACTAAAGGTTTTGAATGTAAACGAAGATAATAAAAAAACAATAGAAAAGGGAGATTTCATTCCATTGTATTTTGAAGATTTGGTAAATAAAAAATACATTCCGTTTCGTGCGTATCTGTCAGGATTATCCGATCAAGCATCTGCTGAGTGGAATAGTCTAAGATATTTAGGTCGTGCCGATGAAGTTTCAACTTATGCAGGATTTACAAGAACAGGATCGGTTGAATTCATGGTATATGCACTAAGTGTGGAGGAACTTCATCCTATGTGGCAACGAATAAATTATATGATCGGACTGACAAAACCAGCAGGTTACACAAAACTTGGTCAGAATTCAAGTGATTCGTTCATAATACCATCTATGGTAAAATTTAATCTAGGTGATTTATATAAAAATCAACCTGTACTAATAACCGATGTGCAAGTAAATATTCCCACCGAGGGTCAGTGGGAACTGAGCAACAATAAATACAGCAAAGATAAAGGATCGTATAAGTATTTAAATAGTACAATTGAAAGAACATACAATGATGCGAATGGTGAGAAATTAAAAGTTGCACAATATCCAACACAGGCAGAAATAAGTGTTTCAATGAAATTTTTAGAAAAAAGAATACCTCAAACAAGCAATCGTCACTTTGGTGATTCACCAAATGAAATTCCACTTGGAGTTGACTCTCTATTACCTGAATCATTTGGTGAGTCGGATATAGGTGACTTCAATCATTCTTTAAATGACTATTCAAAAGGAGAAGCACCACAACTATAATGAGATACAAAACAACAAAACTTAATACTTTAAACTCAGGTAAAAAAGCACTCCAAACGACTCTTTTACCAAGAATAAAAAAAAGATCAACTGATTTATATTTGGTTATAGTAGAAAGAACTCGTCTTGATCATTTATCATATAAATTTTATGAAAATCCTACTTACTGGTGGATAATCGCAGCTGCGAATAATGTAAAGGGTACTATGTATATAGAACCAGGCACACAAATCAGAATACCAAGAGATTATGGTGAAATATTAATCGACCATAATAAAATAAATTCAAGGACTTAATATGGGTTTTTTAGATTCAGCAATAAATTCATTCAAGAACAGTGGGAATATTGAGAATGCGTTTGATACAGCAAAAGGTGGTTTATTTGATAAGATAGGGTCTTCTGTTGGAGATTTTCTGGGTGATGCAGTAGATGCGGTTCAAAATGTTGCCAAACCACTATTTGCAACAAAAGAAGAAGCAAATACAGAGCTAATGTCAATAAATCCAACTCCTTTGGTAGATGACGAACCTGAGTCTATTGGATACGATGAAAGAACTCATAATGCATATCCAACAATGACACATATTAGAAATTGGGTACGTGCCGAATTGATAAGAAGAGAAGGAAATGTTGGATTAAATTATACAAATGATAGTTTTGGTGAGGAAGCATCACAAAATATTTTAAATAGTTATGTTTTGAAAAATGGTCAAAAAGAAACTGGACTTCATATAGAAAAATTCTTTCGTCAAGAACAAACAATTCGTGAGTCATATCGTGGTCCAAAATCATCCTGGTGTCGTGTTACATCAAACGGTATTGCATTGAATCAAGATGGAAAAAAAAGAGAGGGTTTCATATTGCATGGTGTTGATAATTTTAATGAAAATTATGGTTTTGGAAGTGCCGGTAATCACTCAACTCCTCCAAATATTCTTGGTTATGACGTACTTGGAGAACAACATTATTTAATTGAACCAGATTTCAAACATCGTCCTGCACCGGGTATTACTGATATTGAATCCGAAGACATGGGAGTCGCAACTAATCATAAAAAAACTACAATCAAGTTTGTTGCCTGGAGCAGAAGTCAGGTTGATTATCTCGATCCATATTTTTTTCAACCAGGTAATACAATTTGTGTAGAATGGGGTTGGAATTTTTTTCCGAAAGATGTATTATTGGCACAAGATGAAGTTGGAAGACCTCCAAGATTTAAAAAAGGAAAGGATTTATCATCTGATGAAAAAAATAAAGTAAATTCTATAAGACAATCCGATCCTGATTATATTATGCCTAATATATCTAATTTTAATGATGAACAAGAATATATGTACGAAGAGGGCAGTGGTCTTGTAAACTTATGGAATAACTCACTTGCTGTAAAACGACAACTTAAAAAAGGTCGTGGTAATTATTCATTTGTATTAGGGATGATTTCAAATTTTAATTATTCTTTAAGAGACGACGGTGGATATGATTGTAGTGTTGAAATTACAAGTGTATCTTATCTAATGAGTCAGTTAGAAAACTCCGCATCATCGTCCGCAGGTACCGATGAAGAGACAGAGGGTGAAGTTGTAAGCGATGATAAAAATATAATAGACTTATTTAAGTATGTAGATACCTATTTACTTGAAACTATCGAAGAACAAGATGAGAATCCAGATGATCATTTTCTTGGAATCGGAAATCCACTTGCGGATTTTACAAGTTCATATAACACATATACAAATAATATGTTTGGCTTACTTAAAGGAAACGGTAGATATTTTAGTTTTGGATATTCAGGTAAGTGGGATATCAATGTAGATGATAATAAACAATATATGGCAAATTCAACCGATGATGGTAAATATATAACATTTGGGTGGTTAATAGATATTTTTAATGCTTATTTTGCACGTGAGTCTGAGGACACAAATGCAACGGTTTTTAAATTTGATGTAACAAATTCACGATGCGTTGCTCATCCAAATATAAAATCATTAGATGGAAACGTTTTACTTATACCAAATGCAATGTCACCTAGAACAAATACTAAAAACTTTAAAAATTCTACTATTGGAATTGCCGGATTTGATGATTCAAGTCAACCATTAAATAAATCTGTGATATATAACAAGTTTACGGACTCTGATAAAGAAAAAAAATATTCGCAGGCAAGAAATGCATTCATTGGAGCAGTCAAATCAGAAAGTGGCATTGCTAATATAAGAACACTAGAAGAAGCACTTGAAAAGTCTCCACGTGATGATCTACATAGATTGATGACCTTACACCGTCACTGGTCACATGAACGAGATTTTCCAATAAGACCTTTTCCAGATTATGAAGATTTAGACGAGGATAATGGAATAAGCAGTGAAGGATACTCTGGAAGAATACAAGATTTATATGTTAACTATGAAGTGATTAAAGATGCAGTAAAATCAGATTTCACAGCTCACGCAATGTTAAAAACAATATTACAAAAAATGAGTAACGCATCTGGTGGAATTTGGGATTTTGACTTAGTGGGTGACGACCCAAACGACTCATCAAATTGTGTCACAAAAATAATAGACAGAAAATTCACTTCAAACAACATATATGACATTCAAAAGAAAAAAAAGGCATTTATATTTCATGCTCATAAAAAAAATAGTATCGTAAGAAGTATGAACACAGATGTAAGTATAACTGGAGACATTGCAGGTCAAGTATTATTCAGTAACCCCACGGATCCTGACTCTGCGTTTTATGCACGTGGTCAAAGTGACAGAATTTTAAAACGAGCGAGAATATCAAGTAAAGACGCAGGTACCTTATCAGCTGATAAAGAAAAAAAAGAAACCGAAATTGCAGATGCTTCAAAATTTATCGTGGGGATTGAAGTAGACATCGATGAAAATGTTAAAACTTTGGAAGGTGTTTCAATTAACGATGAGAATCAATTTAATGCTTCGGTTTTTGACGATAACAGAAACACATTTTCAGATACATATGTTGTTGACGTAGAATTTGTAGAACCAAATCAGGGTAGAGCACAACGTAGAACTACTAAAGATAAAAATCCAAAAAATTGCATCAAATACAATATGCCACTTGATACAATTGAATTATCACTTGAACTGGATGGAATTGAGGGAATACGGTTGTGGGATATGTTTAATTGTACAGGTGTACCAACTAAGTATTATATGAATGGATTGTGGAGAGTTACAAATATAAAACACAGTTTATCTAATAATGATTGGTCTACAAGTTTGACAGCACAATTTTGTCCAAATGCAGTTGATACTAATTCACGTGAGAATGAATGATGGAAGATTCGGTTGATAGAAAATTAGAAAAGTATGTTACAGAACAAACATATAAGTTACTGGCAGGTTCTAAAGCAAATTTTTCTAAGAGTATTTACCAGTATATTCCATCTGCATATTATCCAAATCTAATTGAAGATGATTACAATAAAGGAATGTTTTTTAGATATTTTACAAGAAAGTCTAATAATATAAATGCCACACCAATTGAAATTTCAAAAGAAGAGTATTTTGAGAATGCTAATGTGTCACCATTTTACACTTGCACATATATTGCTTGGAAAATTACCGGTTCCCTATACGACCAATATGACGAGGGGATATTACAATACCAAGGTGTGATTCCATTCAATGAAAGGCAATTAGAACTAGCAAAAGAACAAAAAAATCTTAGAATTGGGATAAAAAACCCAATGGAATTTTATAAAAAAGATTGACGTGCTAAGTGTTATATTCTAAAATCGGTGATATGATCTTCCTAGAGTCAACCGATTCCGTCAAATATGCAATAAATACACTTCAAGCAGGTAGTTGCTTTATACAATTTATTGATAACGATACAATACACTCAGCCAATGATTCACCCGTTGTACTTATCATACATCACATTGAAACAAAACAAACATTTGTAATTTCATTTAATCATCCTGATTGTGTAAATATTGATTGTTCGATACTTAAATTGATTCAAGATACAAATTCAATTAAATACATAATTGATAGAAAAAGTAGTTTGTACCATGTCAATTTTAAAAATTGTAAAGACATTGGTTGGTGCATTTACTCAAATACACTTACAACAATTTCATATAATAAGTTTAAAAGTCGTGACATAAGATCAGTTCCGATTATGATGATTTTAAAAAAGTTCAACGATACCTTGAAAAATATTTTATACCAAATTACAACCACTCAAATTGAAGATTCCACATTTCATTTTGAAAAAGATTTTACCGATGCTTTGTTTGAAATTGAAAAAAATGGATTATACACACACGAATTTAATTTGGGTGATTTATCATTGGTCAACGCAGATAATTTAGTTCATTCGCAATACAATATGTTCACACCTACATCTAGACCTAGCAATAGATTTGGGAATGTCAATTACGCAGCCTTAAATAAATCTGAAGGTCAGAGAGATTGCTTTACAAGTCGTTATTCTGATGGAGCAATTATTATGATGGATTACGAAAGTTATCATCTTAGATTATTTGGAAATTATATAAATTTTAAACTACCAGATACATCTGTGCATGAGTATCTTGGTCAGTTATACTACGGAAAATCAAATCTTTCTGAAGAAGAATACTCACTATCAAAAAAAATTACATTCAATTTAATATACGGTGGAATTGATGATGACATAAAAAATAATGTTCCTTTTATGAAGGAAGTATCGGATTTTGTGGAAACTACATGGTCTAAATATAATAAAAATAAATATGTCGAGACTTGGTACTATAAACGAAGACTTAACTCATGCTTATTTCGTGAAAAAGAAAAACCATATGTGGTATTTAATTATCTATTACAGGCTGCTGAGACAGAACGAAATTGTAAAATTTTAATGAGTCTTAATAATTTCTTAGATAATAAAAAAACAAAATGTATATTATATACTTACGATGCTTTTTTATTTGATTTACCTAAAGAAGAGTTTCTTTTACTAAAAGATTTAGTTAAAATTATGAATCCTGATGATAAGTTTCCAGTAAAAACTTATGTAGGAGCAAATTATGGTGACATGGTAGAATTTAATGTTTGAGTTTTTTTTTGCATATTTATCTGTAATATAAATGGTTACAAAAATTAATGCTCAATTATTATGCACCTTTTCAAATATTAAAAGGTATGATCTTGATATCAAGAATATTCAGACACATTATGAAGTAGTGTTTGGAAAAGTATATGTATTACACGACATGGATAATCTAGATTCATTGATGTTGACATACAATGTAAATAAAAGTAATATAAATATAAATAATTTTTATATGGATACAATTAGCGTTCACAGAAAAAAAGACAGTAATACATTGTATACTATAAATTCATTAAATTCATTAATTAGAACTTTAAATAATGGAATAGATAATCCATTCTATAAAGTAAATTGGAGTGATTATAAGAATTGCATTTTATTGACAAACTCAGACGAATCATGTAAGTTTGTTTATACAAAACTTTTTAAAATTGTTAAAATTTGATTTAATATTTGACTCACTAACAAAAAAAATATAAGGTAATGGTT